TGTGTCGAGGACTGGAATGAGCTGATCGATGCAATCTCTCGCTCTTATACTCTGTATGTTAATACTCTGATCCATGATCAGGTTATTAGCGCAATTAAGAAACTTCCTGTACAGACAAAATGGAACCAGAAAGGTCTCCCATCTTCTGCAACAAAGAAAGCATTCAAGACTCTTATTGCCGATGTTAAACGTGCAAACGGATCTGGTGCAATGATTATGGGTACAGATGTAGCTCTTGGCGAACTTACAGGATTCGCAGATGTTACATGGATGCCAAATGAAGCAAAATCTGATGTTTATCATACAGGTCGTCTTGGTTCATTTGAAGGAACTCCAGTTGTTGAGCTTCCACAGGCGTTTGCTTTTAATGACGAAACCAAGAATCTTGAAGCAGATGACTTTGTATTCATCATGCCAGACAACATTGATCAGTTCGTAAAATTGTATTATGAGGGTGCAGATCAGATTGTTGAGCGTACCACATTAGGACAGAACGCTGATGATACTATGGATTACGAATTCCAGACAACTTTCGGTGTTGAGACAATCGTAAACCGCAGATTTGGTGTATGGAAGTTTGAAGCCTAATAAATGAATTTATGAACAGGTAGTAGCAGTTTATGTTACTACCTGTTTTGACTGAAAGGAAATAATTGCTATGAAAATTTATGAGTTAGCCAGGGAACTTGAAGTAAAAAGCAAGGTTCTGGTAGATTTAATGAATGAAAATAATGATGATAAAAAGTATGTAGCAACATCTGTTCTTACCGAAGATCAGGTTGATTTTCTTAATCTTGAAATGGAAAACATTAAAGAAGAGGAAGAACAGAAAAAAAATGTGAAAACTGATGCGGATTATCGTCCGGATGAAATGATTCCATGTCACTCTATCTTTCCAGGTGTAGTACATTTCTATGGTATTCATAGCGGAATGACATATAAATTTGTTGGATCTGGTGATAGACGAAACGTAGAATATCAGGATTTAAAGGCAGCAATGCTTGAAGGTTATCCCTCTATTTTTAATCCAGATATTATTATTGAGGATGACAATCTTCTCAATGACGAACATTGGATTGATGTTAAGAATGTATATGCAAATATGTTTGATGAAAATGATATTCAGAAACTAATGAATCTTAGAGCTTCAGACTTTAAAGTTGCATTTACTCAAGTTCCTGCAGTTGTACAGAAAATTATCATTGAAAAATACGCAACACAAATTGAAAATGGAACATTTGATGACTTAAGCAAAGCTAAAATCATTGATGAAGTCTGTGGTACACGCTTTGATTTAAAGTATTGATGTTTCGGATCGGAGGTGCTATATGACCTACGATGAGATATTTAACAGATTTTATAATCTAATGGATGATCCAAACTTCTATAAATTACCACAAGATTTCGCGTATGATCGTATGCGTTCATGGTTGCATGACGCTGCATCGAAGCCATATATTAAGAAAAAATTTTCTCAATTGAAATTAGATGATAGATTACTAGAGTTGACATACTCTCTCAATAATCCATCAGATCAGGAATCAGATGATGATTTTGTAATAAATATTTTTGCTCAATATATGGTAATCGGATGGTTAAAGCCACAGGTTGATAATGCGATTAATACTGCAAGAATTATTGGTAGTAAGGAAGAAAAGAACATCCAATCCAACTATAAGACGAATATAGAACGACTAGAATCTTTAGAGCGTAATCTTCGAAAATTTATCCGTGATGATGGATATATAAATAACAGTTATATCTCCGGAGGTGAAACGTCATGATGAAGCACCGTTACGGAAAATTTAGTGATATGCAAATGTCGGAAATTAAGAAGACATTACGAGGTTCTATTTTCTTTTTATTACAATGTGCAGATCCAAATACTTCAAGTAAATATCCAGGTAAAGATGTAAATGAAATATTCCAGAATATTCAGTACGATTTAGATGGATTAAATAGCCTACTCTTCTATCCTATTGAGTTGGTACCAATTATTGAATTATTAGAAGCTGCCAGAGTTACATACAATAAACCAGATTCTAAATTTGAGGATTATAGAAAACTCATTTTAGATGCCGGTGTTGCAGTGCTTAAAATAAAGGAGGACTGATTATGCCTACCTTTAGAGAGATGCAGCAATTATATGCGAATATTGGAACGATTGGTCAACAGATTAAAAAACAATCTGATGATGCTATGGAAGCGACATGGAATAATTCTATCGCATCAAGGGTTTGTTATATCTATGATTATTATCATGATGACTCTCCTACTTTGAATAGAAATATTACCTATGGACCACACACAACCAAAACTCGTATTGATGCAAAATTTATTGTCAAATCTTATAGCTCACTGGATAAAGACCAGATTGAGTATTATCTACAATTCAAACCAAGTCAGAAAACACAATTCGAACCAACTGATGAACTCTATTATTTTGAAACAGATTACAGACGAAAATACTCTAATGAAGACTTTGTAGGATTATATATTGATATAGCTGATGATCAAGGTATTTATCATAGATGGCTTATCTGTACAAAAGAAATAGGTAATCAGTTTATCAAATACAATATTCTTCCATGTGATTATTGGTTTCATTTTATTGTAAAGAAAAACGGTAAACGGTATAAACGGAAAATTTGGGGAGTGACGAGGACACAATCCTCGTACAACAGCGGCCTCTGGACCGATAAGTAATTGTCCACTGCATTTGGAAACTATGCAGTGAATCTCTTTTAACTGCTGGAAATCTGTATGAAATTTGTAAACTACAACATAGATATGAAATACGATCAAGTGTGAATGTTTGAAAATTACAAGTGTTGGACAATCAGCAACCAAGATCCGAATAGGATAAGGCTCATCGACTATTTATGTAGGACAAGTGTTCGAAACGGAGAGCACCTAAACCGCAAGGCATGGTGAAGATATAGTCAGCTCTCATTTTATGAGAAAAATTATTTACTAATTGAGAAGATAATATTGCAGGACAGTGGGTAGCTCCCATTTTGTTGCAACCTCCAATTGCACAATTACTGCAATTTATCATATGAAAAATTTTGGAGGAATTTATTATGTACTCAGGGAAATATAAACAAGAATTAAAAAAACATTTTAATGAAATTGTTGAACTACAAAAAAGTGGAATGCAATTGAAAATTATAGCAGAAAAATTTAATGTTCCGTCACGAAGTATAGGTAGATTATTATTAGAAAATGGAATTCACACCAGAACAAAAGTATCTGATATTGATGAAAAAGATATCATTAATGATTATCTTTCACCATTGCCAATACATAAAATTGCAGAAAAATATAAAATTAGCCAATCAACGGTTTCTGAAATACTAAAAAGAAATAATGTTGAAATAATTGGATCGGAAAAATTTAATCAAAAATATACTTTAAATGAGCATTATTTTGATGAAATAGACAATCAAGAAAAAGCTTATATTATTGGATTATTAATGGCAGATGGATGTGTTCACAAAAACACCATATCAATAAGTCTCCAAGAAGATGATAAATACATTTTGGAAAAAATAAACTCATTATTAGGTAGTAATAGACCAATAAAGCCTATAAATATGAAAAAGAAGAAAATTACATATAAAAATCAATACAAACTTTCTATTGTTAATAAATATATGGCAAATCAACTTCGGAATTTAGGAATAGTTAATCAGAAAAGTCTTAAATTAGAGTACCCAGAATGGGTATCTAATAATTTGCTTCCGCATTTAATTCGAGGTTATTTAGATGGTGATGGATCTATTATAAAAACACGAAATAGAGTTTCTTTAACAGGTACTTGCATGTTTTTATATAAGCTAAAAGATGTTCTATATGATACTTTAAATATTGAATCTACAATTTATAAATATAATGATATAACTTGTGATTTAAAAATTAATAATATACATAATACTAAAATATTTTTAGATTACATTTACAACAATTCCACAATTCACTTAAAAAGAAAATATGAAGTTTATATTTCACGCTATGTAAATAATTCTTTTGCAGCTTAACGAACTGTAAAAGTAACATAAGGTATTACTCTACTTCCACCGAGAGCCAGTTTAAGGCAATCGTTCCGTTGAATCCAATTACTGAAGATATCTACTATGTAGAAGAAGACAATAAAAATATGCGTATAATCATTTCTGCACCTGTAGAAAAACCAAATGTATTCCAGATAAGTAAAGTTGAAACAGCTCCTTTATTTGGACTGAAGAGACTTACTTTTGCACAGGATAAATTTGATCCTTATACAGATGGTAGAGATAATATAGAGTATGCTCAAGGCGACATTTTTGCTATGTATGCAGACTTGTATGATAATGAAGTACCTACTGATACTCCATTCCATACAGACACTGAAACAAAAATGGATACTACTCATTGTGATTTATTATGTAATGCCAATAAAATTAAGATTGGTGGTAGTTATAAACTAATTACTGCAAAATTCTTTAATATACAGGGTAACGAAATCACAGATGAATTTGTCCCTTATTTAGCAAAAAGCAGCTGGTCATGTTATGTAAAAAATAACAGATATGAAGACCCAGATGAAATCGAAGTCACGGATAATACTGATTTAATCACCTGGTTAGAGCAAAAAGAAAGCAACAAAATTAAAATTAAAATAGCAGACAATAAAGAGTATTTAACGAAAATTCTTGTAATTAAATGCTCTATAAATAAAGATGGAAGAAATATTGTTGGAGAAATTCAACTTCAAATTTCATCCGTATTATAAGGGAGGCTCATAAATGGATAAGCTTCAAACAAAGCAGGAACTTCTTGCAAAGCTTACAGCATTAACGAGTGTTCCTGATGATAATAATATTTATCTAAAAGAAAAGGTTAAAAAAGCCTTATTAAAATCTCCAGAACTCTTGTATGCATTTCACAATTTAGACCTAGAAGATACTGAACTTTTTAATCCGGACGGAACTATCAACTATGATGGGGACTGGACTATGTATTATGGAGAAGAAGGGAATATCCACCCTCACTTCTATTTACCTAATACACAAGATAAAGTTCGGCACCATCTTTGTTTTAAAACTGAATTCACAGACATTCCAAAGTACAACCAAATTATGTGTTATATGAATGTTACTTTTTTAGTAATGGTAGATGTACGTGATGCAATTGACCCACTTACAGGAATTACACGGCATGATCTTATTGGCTCAATTCTTCGTGAAAGGTTTAATTGGTCCAATATTTTCGGTGCACATTGCAATATTGTAAGTGACAAGGAATCTTTTACAGATTCAAATTATATCATCCGCACTATCGTACTTGAGCAGGAAACCACAAATAATATCACCGGTATTCGAAATGGAAAGCGACAGGTTATTAATAAACAGCCATGGACAAGTTAGAGTTTGATGAATCAATCTTTAAATATGATGAGTGCAAACTTCTATTTAGAGAACCATATAGACTGAACAGTTATATAACAATTTTGCAACCGACTATGCAGGATATTATTAATTTTGGTGAACAGGAATATTATCAGATGATAGGCTTGTTATGTGGTACACCGTCCGATTTTAAAGTAATGCTTTGGGATAATGGACAAGATTGGAATAAGATTAGTGAATTTGATTTTTTCTGTGTTTTTGCCACAAGCTTAACACCAGACAAAACAGGAATTTTATTTGGAGATTTAGATTTTAGTAAATTCCGCTTGGCTACAAAAAATGAGACAGGCGAAACAGTTCTTTATAATGAAGAACTTGATTTTGCAATTGATTCCTTTATTTATCATCATATGATTTCTTATGTAAGACGTATTAATGGTATGACTTATACAGGGACTAAGATTATAAAAGGAGCAACTGCAAAGAAATTGGTCATTGAAAGAGACCGAAACAGAATGAAAGCTCAGGCAAATAAACCGTATGAATCTCAATTAGTTAATTTGATTTCTGCCATGCTTGTTTATCCTGGCTTCAAATATAGTAAAGATCAGTTAAAAGAATGTGGAATATATGAATTTATGGATGCTGTTAAGCGTTCACAAATCTACACTTCTACTATTGCTCTTACACAAGGAGCTTATAGTGGATTTATGGATACAAAAAATATTAAGCAAGAATCATTTAACTGGTTACGTAGCACAGACCAAACTTAGGTCTGTTTTTTTTATGCAAAAATTTTAAAGGAGGATACACACATGTTTAATCTTGATGGTGTAATTTGGGACTCAGCCCTTCATGCTGTCGCTGATAATAAAGACACTGGAGAAGTTTATTACAGACTTCCGGATATCAGTGATGTTTCTATCGACATTTCTGCAGACACCAAAGATTCTGTTGATAAGGATGGTGCTCTTATTAAGAGATCTTATACTGCTAAAGCTGCAACCGTTACTCTGACAAATACTCACCTTGTACTTGGTGCTTATGCAGGTACAACTGGATCTAAAAAGATCATGGTTGATACTGTAGGTGAAATGGAAGCTCCAAAAATGCTTCTTGTGGACCCAAGTAAGGCAGATTTTGATCTTCCAGATGAGCCTGTTACTGGTACTGTTAGTGTAACACCAATTTATAAAGATGGTGGTACCGGTAAATCCTTTACTCTGTCTGATGGTGAGGCTGACGAGAATACAAAATTCCAGTTGGCAGCAAAGAAGATTACTTTCCCAACTAAAGTAAAGGACAATGCAGAAATCGTACAGCTGCTTATTAAATATGAGTACAAGTGTAAAGACACTGTTATTATTGAGAATCATGCAAATAAATTCCCTAAAACAGTTCGCCTTACAATCGTTGGATTATATTGTGACCCATGTGAAAAAGACGTTCTGCGTCTTGGTTACATTGTATTCCCAAGCTTCCAGCCAAGTCCAGAGACCACAATTGCTATGAAGAATGATTCTACATTCGATTACAAGGGTGATGCTCAGTCTGACTACTGTGCAAGAAAGAAACGTCTGTTCTATATGGTATTCCCAAAAGATGATGTACAGGCAGACGAAGACTGATATTTTCTTAATCCCATGGGCTAATATGTCCATGGGATTTATTGAAGGAAAGGAGATACCATGTCTAAGAAAAGAAAATGTTTAATGTGTGAGACTGAGTATGAATACTGTCCGTACTGTTGGGAATATGAACGTCAACCAAGATGGAGAACTCTCTTTGATAGAGCTGAGTGCCAGGATGTTTACTACATTATTAGTGATTGGCTTGGTAAACGACTTACTCAAAAAGAAGCTAGAGAAAAACTTCTTGCAGTGAATATTAAAAATATTCCGTTCAATTCATCTGTACAGGGAAATATTGATAAAATCATGCAGATCTCTGATGAAGAATTAAAAGCAGTTCATGACGAAATTGATGATTCTGATGAGGTAATGGATGGAATCAAAAATATCGAACCAGTTCTTAAAAATGATAAAGTTTTTGAGAAAGCTGATGAGAAAAAGAAACAGACAGTAAAGATTAAACCGGTTTCTACAGTAAAACCAGTAGTTAATAAAACTACTAATAAATAATTTTGAAGAGTGATTAAGGAGGTAAGAAAAATATGACCTATTCGCATTGTTCGCGTTTTAAAATCATTCTTACCTCATTTTTTCGCTTTTCTATATGACCAAAAGGACAAATGCTTATGCGCGAATATAACGAAGTAATGAATAAATATTATGATCCTGAAAAATGTGTATTCTTTGAAAATGCTCTTCAGAGTAACGCTTATATTTTTCGCGGTAATGCAGAACTACAGGCAGTCTTAGATTCAAAAAGAAATCCAGGACGCTTTGTATTCGCATTCCTTATCAGTGATCATAAGAGACTTAGAGAAAAATGGAAAAATCACGAATTATAGGTGATACATTATGAAATATTTAACAGAAAAAGAATTTGAAAAAGAAATGACGCAGATCAAACAGCAAAAGCGTCAATATGAAATGAAAAAAGAACTTAGAGAAGCAAAACGCAGATTTCCTAAGTTTAAGAAACCAAGAACAAGTAAGATGGTGTTATGGACTGTGATTGCCATTTGTATACAGATCTTATGGTTTACAGAACATATGGCAACTATTACAGGTGACACAAGTTTTATGTATGCACTTGTCGCTATTCCTGCCTCATTAATTCCAACTGTTTTAAGTTATATGAAAAATAGTCGTGTGGAACATCAAATGGGACAGTTTGAAAATCCGATAGAGATTCCATCTGTAACTTTAGACTTAAATAATGAAGAAGAAAATAAAGCATCCGGTTAAAGAGGTGAGATGAATGAATACAAATACTTTTATTATGTTATTTGCAATTTATAGTATTGCAACAGGACTTGTAGTTGAGACAATTAAAAAATTACTTGATGAAGCAAATAGAAAATATGCTTCCAATTTACTTGCTTTTATTGTTGCAATTGTTATCGGAACTGTAGGAACACTTGTATATTACCAGTTATATGGTATTGCTTTTGATGTAAACAATATTATTTGTGCAGTGCTACTTGGAATTTTAAGTGGTATTGGTGCAATGGTTGGTTTTGATAAAGTAAAACAGTTTATTGGACAGATTAAATAAAAGAATAAAATAAAAGGATGATTTTATATGGAATTTGAGAAAAGAACAGAATCAGAACATGAAAAATGGATTGCAGGAAATAATTATAAATATGAATTAAATACATTCTATGATTTCTGGGGAATTAATAAAAACGATTTTTTTGAAATAACTTCTGAAATTATTTCTTTATTAAAAACAAAAGGACTCACTATGAGGCAAGCCCAAATTGTTTTAATGAGATGTAAAGAGCTTATATTAGATGCAGTCAATGTAGATTAGTGCTGCAGAAATTCATTGATGATTAAATCGTAAGCATCAATAAAAGTATTAGCAACATTACTTGTATCGTGGTTGTGATTTCGTTCTGTGATTTGCAATGCAATTTGTTTAGCAATTTCTTCTTTCTCATTATCTTTAAGCTCCTTAAAATTTCTCATATCAAAATCCTCCTTAGTAAAATTTGTTTTGTTTCTATTAATTATACGAGTAAAAATAATTAAAATCACATGATTAAAGGAAATTTATGACAGAAAAATTATACCTGACCTCTTCTATACCACCATCAGTTAACCATTATACTTCTGTACGTACCATAATGAAAAATGGTAGACCACTTTCAATGGTATATGAGACTAAAGAAGCGAAGGATTATAAAAAAGCATTCAAGAAAATAATTGAGGAAGAAGTAAAAAAACAGAACTGGACCAGAGAGGTAAATGACACACAGCATTTTTTTATAGATGCTGTTTTTTATTTTGACAGAATTGATAAAGATTGTGCAAACTATGAAAAATGTTTAGATGATACAATCACAGAAACACAGTTAATATGGAAGGATGATAATGTAGCACTCTTCCGCCCTCAGAGAATTTACTACGACAAGGATAATCCAAGAATTGAACTGACTATTTATCCTGTTGAATATATTGGGATCTTTGATAATGACGATGATAAGGTGAAATTCGAAGATAAGTGTAAGACATGTAAACGCTATGCAAGAAATTGCAGTTTACTAAGAAAAGCTATTGAAGGAAGGGTTCAACCGGAAATCAAGGATTATGTATGTGAAAAATACTCTGAAATGAAAAATTAAATATTGGAAAAATTATTATGTACTCTTATGAGATTAGTGAACTATTAACAAGAAGTAACTATAAAATTCCATCGGATGTTTATTGGAAAATATGTGAATCACCACAGGTATGCAGAGTTAAATATAATCCATATGGTGATTGTATAGAAATTTGGACATCCGATGGAAACTATTGGAAAGTTACTGTTTATGAGTAAAAGGAAAAATTGTTTGAAAAGGAGTAATTAACTATGAAAGATATTACCGTACAGGAATTTATTAATACATATAATAAGAAGGAATCCGATCAGGAGAAACAGGATTATATTAAATCAATGGTAAAAATTGAGTATATGCCGATTAATACAAAAATGACTCTTGCTGAAAAAATTGTTGAAAACGCATATTGGAAAGATGTTGAGAAAAAGGATATTATAAGCGTCAGCTCTCCAGTTAGACATGTGCTTCATGTGTACACGATTATTAACAACTATACATATATTCATATGGACAATAAGACTATGGCTGAAGATTATGATTATCTTAACAGAGACGGACTTGTTGTAGAACTTATTAAAGCAATTGGTAATGATGTCACAGAATTTACAGCTATTGAGGAAATGACTGCACAGGATTTTATGACTAATCATTATGGAACACAAGCATTTATTCAGAATCAGATTACCAGAATAAATGATGTGTTGAAACAGGTTGGTACTTCTCTCGCACCAGTATTTGCTGAAGCGATGAAAGATATTAGTAAGGAAGATATTATAAAGCTTGTTAAAGCGATTTCTTCAAAATAAAATATGAACATTTAGTTAAGCTCCATGGCTGTCAAAGGTCATGGAGCTTTTTACAGTTTGAATAGGAGTTAAAATATGATTTCATTAAAAATTAACGCCTCTGATCTCAATAAGGCGGCTAGAAAATTTAGAAAATTAGCTGATAGTATTGAGACTGCAGAAAAGAAAACAAATGAAGAAATACCTAAAAAGGCTGCTCCTGAGATTGAAAGTGCAAGCAGGTTCGCAGTTGAAGATTGGTATATGTCATTCAATCCTGAATACTATGAAAGAACTGAATCTCTATTAAATGTATATGATGTAAAGCCATTATCAGGGGAAATTAATGTTAATTTAAGCTCTGATGAATTAGGTGGACATAGAGTAGGTAATGACTACATTTATGAGTATATATTTAAACAAGGTTATCACGGTGGAGCCATTGATGGTCCTGAACATCCAGCTCCTGGAACTCCATATTGGAGAACAGGATTTAATTTTTCAGAATGGGGAAGACCTGCTCCAAAAACAACTTCTGCTTATATGCTTATGCAGAAATACATTAGTGAAAAGAAAGATCCAATTAAGGAACTTACGTGGAGTACGTTTATTGGATATCTAAAATGGTAAGAAAGGAAGTGAATTTATATGCCTAATGAAGATTTTAGTATAAAAACTGGTATAGAGGTTGATGATAGTAAAGTCAGCCAATTAAAAAGTATTGCTGATGAGCTTGAAAAAACAGCGAAAGCTTTACAGAAAATTAATAACGTAAAATTTAATGGTGATATTTTCTCTGGGTTGACAAATGCAGGAAAAAATATTCAAAACGTCACTAAAGAGATTGATAAATTACAGAAGTCTGCCAATGGTGCTGGAAAACCATTAAACAACATTGGAAAAGGCGCAGAAAGTATTGTTTCAGGAAACTCAACGCAGTTTACATTATTAGATTTAACTTCTATTGATGTAATTAAATCAAGTATGAGTGAAATTGCAGACTCTGCTCAGAATCTTAAAGAAGCATTAGGATCAGAAGTTACTTCCGGATTAATGACTCAGATTGATGCTATGTTGGCGAAAAAAGATGAGTTACAAAATCTTGCGAACATTTTGAAAAGCAATAAGGAAGATTTAAATAAGGCTGCGAAAGCAACTGGAAGTAGTAATAAGAAGTCTACAAATAACACATCGTCTTCCACTTCTACTAAAACCCCAAAATATGTAACTGACCAGTCTTATGTTGGTGATTATAAGACACTTGCAGATAATGAAGCTTTTGTTCATACTCTTAGTACGTTTAGACATAATACAACAGAAGCTCAAGCCGCCATAGAAGAACGAAATAAAGTTATGGCAAGAGTAAACGCAAAAACACCACAGAACACTTCTGAAATAAATGCAAAGCAGAGATTTGATGATATTGATAAGACTATCACAGACAATCTTAGTAAATACGGAAATCGAATTCAGAGCGCCTATGATGCTTTCGACAAGATAAAAGTAGACAAAAGTGGCATCGCTGGAATTGAAGATGTATTTAAATCCAGTGAAGAACAGATTAATAAATGGGCTACTGCTGTCGCAAAAGGCAAAATGGGCATTAGTGAATTTGAGAAGAAAGTCGGTGGATTAAGTGGATCTGTTGGTAGTATTGGTAAAATCATTGATCCTGCAAGTATCACAGATGCAAAAATGGAATTGGAAAGTTATCTGAAAGAACTTACTAATGTACAGGATATTACTTTTAGTGGATTTACAGAAAAGAATGGAATTGTTTCGCTAAAAGGTACATTTAAGGATAGTGCCGGTGAAGCGCAGACTTTAAGTGTCCAATTAAATACACTGAATGGACAGATTAAAAATCTTGGAACTTCTGTAAAACCTGTTGAAAGTGGACTAAGTAAATTCTTCTCAGGTTGGAAAGAAAAAATGGTAAACCTTGCCCAATATTTGACTTCATTCCAGGCAATGAATCAAGTTTGGAATACGTTCAAGCAAGGTTTAGAAATAGTTAAAGAATTTGATACTGCTCTTACAGAAATGCGAAAAGTATCAGATGAGCCCATCAGTAAGCTGAAAGAATTCCAGAAGGAAAGCTTTGATATGGCTAAGAGCGTTGGTACTACTGCTCTGCAGATTCAGAATAGTACTGCCGACTTTATGCGTTTGGGACAGAGCATGGAAGAGGCAAAACAGTCAAGTGTAAATGCTAATATTTTAAAGAATGTTTCGGAATTTGATAATATTGATGATGCAACTTCTGCTCTTATTTCTATGAAAGCAGCTTATAGTGATTTATCACAGGAAAAAATTATCGATTCCCTAAATGCCGTAGGTAACAATTTCTCTATATCAACAGACGAGTTAGCAACTGGCTTACAAAAAGCTGGTGCAACACTTTCTTTGCTTGGTAACAACATAGATCAATCTGCAGCTTTGATTACCGCAGCCAATACAACGCTACAAAATGTGGACACTGTTTCAGCAGGTATCCGAACAATTAGTCTCAGGATTATGGGTTATTTAAAAATTGCCCAAACATACAGTAATGTATGGATGTATTTAAATACATTAGCAAGTAGCTATAACGGTTAATAGCTTATGGGAAAGCCAAGACCGTGGAAAGACATGCAGTCGCATGTATCCCGAGAGACTGTAATTACTCTATTTGGACAACAAATGGAGTTTCGCTACTCTCCTATACTATAGGATGAAGATCCAGTCCGATCAGCCGAAAGGCTCTTTTACATTTCTTAGTGTAATCGTCACGCAATAATCCCAATTTTATGAAACGTGAGACATAGGTAGAAATGCCTATGCGCCATATTTTTATATGGTTAGTAGGATTTTATATCCGAAGTAACATTAATGACCGAAGAGGCTAAAAAGGAACTTGAAGAACTTGGTGAAAGTACAGATGACTATGTAGTTGAAACAAAAGCAAAGAAGCAACAAATAATTAAAGATTATACTGCCGTTGCTTCAAATGGAGGTAAAGGTGTAGATATTCTGGATGCGAATGGAAACAATCGTAATATGTTCGATGTAATGAAGGACATCGGAGCGATCTATAAGGAGATCCAGGAAGAAGATAAAAAATATCAAACGAACCGTGCGCAAGCACTTATTGAAGAGTTGGCGACCCTTCCAAGCCAAAATGCACAGAAATGTGCATAAAAGTACAAATCTAAAACCAGTAAAACCTAAAGCTCTATCACTACAATACGGATGAAATAAGCTGGTATGAATGTAACGAAAGTAAAACAACGATAGAGATTCCATATGGTCAAAAACCTAAGTGGAAATTTGACTGTCTTTATACAAGACAGGAATGGTAGCTTGGTCGCGAAGTTCCGAATAGGAATGTGTCAAACGACTAATTGTAGTGTGTAAAACGCAAATGACACTCGAAACGATTTGCCCTTAACAGGTAATGCTGAAGGTGAAGAAATAGTCTAATCACGAGTCGAAAGACAGTGTGATTTTATAATTAATTTTATGCTACGAGGATTTGAAATGAATAAATACAGATGTGAATCAGTAAGACTATGCAGGTATTTGTATAGTCTTGGCTTTGACAAACAATCAATTGAATATAACGACCAAGAAGCTTGGTTATTTGATAAATCCAATGAATTACAAGAATCATTGGATTTTTATTTTTCTATGCGAAAAAAACTTAAAGAACTTAGATTAAATATTAAGGGAGCGAATGATAATGTTAACAGAAAGACAACTCTATTTTTGGACTGAAGATGAAGATAATTATATAAAAGAAAATTATATGAAAATGTCTGATAAAGAAATGGCAAGTAATCTTCCAAATAGATCTGAAAGATCTGTAAGAACAAGAAGAAATATTTATAAACTTATTAGACCAAAATCTAGGGTAAAAAAAGAATGTATTAATGTAGGAAGAAATAAAGTAACATTTTCTGATGTGCAAAATTTATTTAAAGAAAAAGGTTACGAATTACTTTCTACATCAGATGAATATCAAAATCAAGGATCAAAATTAAGATATATTTGTCCAAAGCATAAAAATATGGGAGAATTAGCCATAAGTTATGGACATTTAAAAGATGGCAGAGGATGCAAATATTGTGGACGTGAAAGTGCAGCAAAGAAAAGAAGTTCAAAAATTACGCCAGATGTAATTGAAACAGATAAATATTTGTGTGAAGTTCATAATTTTGAATATCTCGATATAGAAAAAGTAAATGGAAAATATCATATAAGATTTATCTGCAATAACCATAAGGATCTTGGTCCACAATTAATGACACGAGGCAATATGAATAGAGATGAAATAAAAGGTTGCCAGTATTGTTGTGGAAAAAATTATCCATCGTGGTATATAAAACAGGAAATTGAAACAAAATATCCTGAATATGAAGTGATATCAGAGTATAGCGGTATGAACAAAACATTAAAATGTTATTGTAAATTGCACAAGCTTGAATTTGAACATGATGCCAAATATATATTATACGAGGGACAAGGATGTTCAGAATGTTCTCATATGCGTCGAAGTAATGCATTTCGTTTATCTAATGAAGAAATTATTGAACGTGTTCATGAAGCCAATCCAGATATTGAAATTGCAGACATTAATACATATAAAAGTTTTTACGATCCACTATTATTTCGTTGTAAAAAATGCGGTGAAGAGTGGTATTCTACATTCGGTAATTTAACAATAAATAAATCAAGGTGTCCATATTGCTCAAGAAGCATAAGTAAAGGTGAAGAAAAAATAATTTCATATATGCAAAAAGCTAAATTAAATTATTATCCACAATATGCGTTTCCAGATTGTAAATATAAAAATCCATTAAAATTTGATATGGCAATACTAGATAGTGATGATCAATTACTTGGATTAGTTGAATATCAAGGAGAACAACATTATACACCTATTAAATATTTTGGAGGAGAAGAACAATTAAAAGAAAATAAATTACGTGATTCAATTAAGCGAAAATATTGTATTCAAAACAATATACCATTATTGGAAATTCCTTATTGGGAATATAATAACGTAGATTTAATACTAGAAGAATTTATTAAAAAAATAGCATAAAAAATTAATTATAAAATCATCTAAGGTGTTGCGTACCTTAGAAAATATAAATGTGGGAAGAACAGAAGTTCGGTTGCTGCAGCCATCCTCCAAAATTATCAGCTTTTAGATCAGGTCGAAGAAACTTCGGCTCACAGCGAAGGCAGCGCTGATGAAGAGCTTCAAAAACAATTAGAAAGCACTGAATCAAAGCTGAATCAACTTAAGAATCAGCTCCAAGAGCTTGCAACAGTAACTATCAACTCAGATATGTTTAAAGGCGTAATAGATACAGCAACCGCCTTTCTTAACATCGTAACTCAGATCCTGGATAAACTTCCACTGCTCTCAACAGCAATCGGTGGTCTTGCAGGACTTAAACTTTCAAAAGCAGGTCTGGGTAAACAGCTTAACATAAACAATAAAGCTAGTTTCAATTCAAAATTTTATCGTAGTTAAGATGCCCATTTGATATGCTGCTGTCATAATCGCGACAGTTAGTATAGAACTTGTTCAAGATGGTGATTCGACACCTATTGACAGACCTTTAGCCATAGAGCTATAAAGCCGAATATCGGAGGAAGCCGTAATCCACATCACTGTGGTACCTTAGTTCTGAAAATGAATGAAAGGGATATATTGAAGATGGTAGTTCCGACACGTTAGCAAACACATATGTTTAAATTTACAAAAGTGGATGATAAATTCACGAATAAAACACAATTATAACAGGAAGAAAGAAATAGAGAGCAGAAAGTTGCTACTAACAACTCTCACTCTCTTAAAAGACTAAAAGGAGATTACAAAAATATGAACTAAACTATTTATTATTTTGGGTGTCATCCTTATAGAATTCTCCAGACATGTCAAATCCTTTCAGGAATCCAAAATGGATGTGAAAGTTTTTCATGTTCTTAGATGGTATTCTGCGGATTAGCGACCATAGGATTAATAATCCTACAAGAGTTAAAACGAATAGAAATACATCTTCCATATCTCACCTCCTTCCTGTACGAAAGTATCAAGAAAGAGATTTGATGTTGGGAGAATCCCATAGAAATGAATATAATATTTAGAGTACTTCATTTTAGACAATCTCATTTCTGGTACAAATTGCGTACCAATAATTCAATACTACATGACGACTGTCAGATATACTGTCGTGCAACGGATCATAATGTAGAACTGTGATCACAAGTATATCTGACTTTGATTGTAGTATAATTGTCTATTTTTGTAAATCCAGAACATATGTGTTTTCATGTAAAAGTGTAGTTTTACAGTTAACGTGCGAGAGGCTGACAAGGCGTATTATGTGTGACGTTACAACATATAGTACAATATACAGTCCAACCAGGGAAAGCCTGGGTAGCATGATGGGTCGAATAGTATAGATAGAACCGTGAGGTTACTACTCTCCTACTACCTGAAATGCACTAACTGCACACATTCACCACGGCTTGCAAACGTGGTGTTTTTATTATTTTATTGAAAAAGAAGGTGAAGATTTTTATGCATATAAAAATTTTTGATTGTGATATTTTCATTGATACTCACGAAATATCAATAAGTGATCATTCTGGTGAAAGCAGTTATAATTCATTTAATAAAAAACCTATTGACACATGTGTTATTAAAGAAATTATAGAAGAACACTTATTATTTAATACTTCCAAAAGATTTAATGATCTTATTACTCAAGGCGAAGGTTTAATTGCGTAATTTCAGAATTAACAGCTGGGTTAACTTTTGAACATTCGATTATACAATTTTTCATACTTTTAATAACTACGTCAAAATTTTCTTCATTTTTATCTAATTTAAATCCACATGTTAAATCTCCAATATATACAGAACGTGCAGATGATAAATTAGCCTTCCAAGTATTTCCATTTCGATTTACTATAGTATAAAGGTGAGGTTCTTTATTTTCATCGAATCCGGCAATAAGAAAATGCATTTCCCCTATTGTGTCGGACTGATTTTCTTTTAGAAATTTATAACTTTCATCACGAACTTTATTTACATCCCAATCGTAAAAGTTAGGAAATTCTTTCTGTAAATGGTTATACAAAGGTTTCATTTTATTTAAATCACCGGCAAATCCAATTAATGTATAGTTATTTTTCTTCTTTATTTTTGAAATATTATCATAAACAACAGAATTATCTTCAGAATTAACCCATCTTGAGTCCGAACAAGCAGAAATTCTTTTTCTATCTTTAGATATAGCAGCAATAACTAAGCTCATATTATGCACTCTCCTTATTTTCCAGGTTTCCAAGAATATCCGCAGTTAGCACACCTATTGACAGTTTTATTAGAACCAAGGAAACCTGTAATCAGACTGTATCCTCTTTGACCTGTAGTAATTTGTGTGCTACCACATTTAGGGCAACGAACGGTATTTTTCTCTTCTTCCTCTGCCCTCTGCTGTGCTAAATACTCGTCATATCTTTTCTGCGATTCCTCTTCGGCTTTAGCGTTAACAGCATTCATTTGGTTGGTGTATTGAATAATGTCGCTCTTTTTAAGGTCAATCATGGCTAATAGAAAATCGACATTATAGTTCCCGAATTCTGTAATACGGTCAAATTCCTTTATTCCATCTAGTCCAGTGTCTGTCATTTCAGTTTTGCAGTTTGGACATATTTTATTATCTTCTTTTTCAAATACAACACCTCTATATTTTTCTGGATACATAAAAGATTCTGCATATGCCCTTGCGTTTGTAAGTTGCTTTTTATTATCTTCCAAGCATTTTCTACAATATAAAATTTTATCCATTTTATTTGCCCTCCACATAACATAGTTATATATTGCAAGTATATCATTATGTTTATTATTTTACAATGATCTTTAACTACGATAAAGAAACAGGCTCATTAAATAATGGAGAAAATCTAAGTAATTTAAAGCAAGAAATTGTAGATTTCTTCACTAAAAAGCAGGATATTGTTAAGCCGTATTCACTTACCAAAGGAGATAATGACTTTTTTGCAGCATATAAAACAAAAATCACTCCAGATGAAATAAATTCAAATAGTGAAAACGCTATAGAGCTTACAAAAAAACTTGCCAATCAATATTCTGATTGTGCAGGAGCAATTGAAAAAATTATTGAAGAAGAAGGTCTTTTAGGGGTTACAGAATCTAACCTAGCTAAAGCTCAATCCACAACAATCCAAGGTGTTACAAAATTCAGAGCTGCTTTAACTTCTGTAGGAAGTGTTATTAAGTCAGTTGGTGCTTCAATGCTTAATATGGGAATCGCTATGGTTGCATCCTGGGCGGTCGGTAAGATAATTGAAGGACTTATTGATCTTGCACATTATGACGAGAATATTATTAAAGCAGGTCAGGAAGCAAAAGAGTCTATTGATAATACTTTTAACAGCTTTGAAGAAGGTCAACAGAAGGTAACAGATCTTGCCACAAAATTTGCTGATTCTACAGATCAGATTAAAACAACTGGTGATGCAATTGATCAGGTGGCAGAAAAGTATACAGAATTACATAAAGGTGTCGTAGGAAGCACAAATGAGAATCGTTCATTATCATCTGAGGATTACCAATCTTATCTTGATATCTGTAATCAGTTAGCTGCACAATTTCCACAATTAGTTTCCGGATATGATGCCCAGGGTAATGCTTTATTGAATCTTGGTTCAAATGCAGATTCTGCTGCTGATAGTATTCGAAATTTGTATAATGCCCAAATGCTATCCGCCAATGTTGAAATTGGAGAAAACTTACAAGACACATATAAAGGGACTATAACGCAAGTTGAACAATACAATGGGCAGATTAGTGATTTAAAAGAAGAAAATGAGAAATTGCAAGCCGAAATGGATGAGTATACTGGCACTAATAATGGCGAAAGTATATTTACATTTGGTTCTAAAAAGTTAAACGTTGATAACAGAAAGCTCACAGGGGAGCAAATAAAATCAATTAATAATGCTTTGCATGAATTTGCTGGTGATGAATATTCAATGCAAGGCTTATCTGACGGAACAACTGTTGTAGATGGCTTGGAGGATCTTTCAAAAGAAAAGATTCAGCAATTAAATAATGCATTTTCAGAAGCTATGAATGTTTCTTATGACACTGAAATTAAAGGACTTCGGGCACAAATTAATGCAAATAAATCTAAATCTTCTTCTATTGATTTATTAATTAAAGACCAGTGGAATAGTATGGCTAATTCACTTGGTAATTACCTTCAAACATCCGAAGTATTTTCTGGTCTTGATTCTAATCTTCAAAATGCCCTTCTTGGTCACTTAACAGATATTGATCTAACTCCATTAAGTGAAAAATATGATGGATTGGTTCTACCATTCTTATATGGTGAATTTATAGAGCCAATGAACTCATTAGAACCAGAAGCTCAAGACTCCTTATCTAAATTACTCACACTTGATACTTCAAAATTAAAGCAGAAGGAATATTATGATCAAGTTCATTCTTTAATTGAAGAGTTATTCCCAGATGATAAAGATACACAAAACCAATGGCTAAAAGCATTAGGATTATCAGATGTAATTACCACAACCTCTACTGAAATGGGTAAAATTAAAACTGCATTTAGAGGTAAAATATCAGAAGAATTAATAGATGCATTATCTATTGATGATATTAATATTGGTGCTCAACTCATAGGTGATGGTTTTGATGTAGAGTCAGGTATTGAGGGCTGGAATAAATTCCTTGCAGCTATAGAGAAAACTAAGAAAGCTGCCGCAGAAGCAAAATCTGATACAACCCTTGCTTCTCTCCTATCCGATACAAGTGATGATGGTTTATCTAAGAATGTTGATACTTTCCAGTCTGATATCTCATCAATTCAAACAACAATGCAGTCTCTTAAAACAGGTGACTTCAAGGAATCCGATTTAACAGACCTCATGCAGCAGTTCCCTCAATTAGTAGGACAAACTGATGATTTACAGACAGCACTTGGAAAAATAAGAACAGACAAGGTAAAATCATTATTTAAGGATATTGACAGTAGTCTTGAAAATGCTTCAGATAAAGAATTGCAGAATGCGAAAGCTTTCAAGCAGAATCTTCTTAAATCTGTAGATTTTACTGATATGGAAGTTAGTGATATTCAAGAAGCATTAATTGAACCATTCTCGCAAATTGTTGGTAGCGCTTCCGATAGTTTATTATATTCTCAGATCAATGGATTCTTAAGCAAGTATGCAACTATGCTCAATACTGGTACTGGTCGAGATGCATTTTACAAAGCAATGCTTATCGATCCAGAGCTGTTTAAAAAAAATCAAGAAGAAGTTACTCAAGCTTGGAAAGACAATCTCCCAACAGCTAAAGACATCATCCAAAATACCGACATCCAATCCCAGCTCACAGATTATCAGGATAAATATCAGTCACTCTATCAAGCTCAAAAAGATCTAAAGAACGGTCTTATGACTGGTTCTACAAAAAAGACATTCCTGGATAAATTCCCAGATCTTGCAAAATATGCAGGAAATACAGAAGACCTCTCTTCTGCTATTGATGATCTGATGGATTCTATGGACAGTGATGTAACTAACCAGTTTACAGATGCTATTAAAGCTCTTCAGGATGCCGGACAGTATGCAGATGCAAGTGCATTACAATCTTATGTTGAAGCTGTTTTAGATGGTGCCCATGATATCGAGGGTGCTTATCAAAAAATCGCAGGTCTTAAAATCCCTACACCTCAGTATGCAGAACTTAAAGAGGCTCTTGAATCTTCAAACGAGGGTGATCTTTACAACGAACTTCTCTCTCAGTATAAAACCGCAAAAGAGGCATGGGAAAAAGGTGAAGTTGGTACAGATGACTTTAAGTCTTTTGCTTCTATTATTTCTCCTACAGGTGTATCTGATGCAGTAAACTTTGGTGAGAATCAGGCAATGTTTGAAAGATACTTCCAGGATACATCTACTGGTGTTGAAAATTTCCTAGAAGATCTACAGAAGCTTGACCTTGCTTCTAATGAAAGTGGTCATTGGACCAGTACATTAGGAAATAACCTTGATGAAATGCGAGACGCTGCACAGAGACTTAATATGGGCTTTGAACCATTTATGATGATGTTTGGTCGTCTCGAAGATTATGGTGCTACTACTGACTTCTTCACTACGGAAGAGGATGGGCAACAGCATTTATCTGATCTCTATCAGCAGATTGCAGAAAAGAAACAAAAACTTGCAGAAATTAAAGCAGATCCGGATTTAGCTGGAGATCAGTCTGCTATTGATTCTCTCAATAAAGATTTAGATGAACTTTATGCGAGAGTAGAAAATACAAAAACTGGAATTGAAGAGCTTCCAGATAAAGCAACTTATTATGAAGCAAAGAATCTCGAACAGGCTAAATCAGTTATCACTCAGATGCAGGATGAAATTAATCAGGCAGCTGCAGAAGGAAATGATGAATTAGTCAAAATTCTTGAAAAAACTCGTGATCAATATTTAAAAGAAAACGGATATATTCTTAAAGAACAGCCACAAGGTCAAACTCAGCAAGGGACTATTGAAAATCCGTTAGCAAGAGAATTCACAAATCCAACTAAATTTGGTGATTATGAGACAGTCATCAAGAAGATTCAGAATGCGACAGATGAACAAACATCTTCTCTTGAGGAAAATCTTAAAGTATTAAGCCAATATTCTGAATCTCAGCTCAGTGGAATAAATTTATCCGATGGACAGTATGATGCCGGTTTTGAGGATGCTGAACAAGCACTTGACAACCTTTCTAGCACATTTGGTCTTACAAAAGATCAAGCGGTACAGTTAGCAGCTGTTCTTTCTGATATGGGGCTGATCAAAGCAACTCCTAAAGTTGACTTAACTACAGTTCAGGATCAGATTGATAATGCAAAAGATGAGTTACAGGATAGTAATATTACTGTTGATTTAAATTTTGATATTTCTACTTCTAGTAAAGAAGAACTTCAAAAAAAGAGTCAAGAAATTCAGGAAGAGTTAAATAACAATACATCTCTTTCTGATTCTCAGAGAGTATCTTTACAGGGAGTAAAAGATTCTGTTGATAACCAGGTTGTTACGCTTACAGTACAGGAAAAAGTTGAAAAAGATGGTGATGTAGACGAGCTTCTTGCAATGGATGATCAAACACTTGCCACAACACTTGACCTTGATGTTAATAATGCTGACCAATTATCAACAGCTAGGGATGAGCTACAATATATTAAAGACAATCAAGATGCTCAGATTGATATGACTGTTAAACTGGATGAGACACAGTTTAATCAGTTATTAGGTGACGGTGAGAACGCTTCTATTGATGTTACAGCAAACAATGAAGAAGCAAAAGAAAAGATAGATGAAGCTAAGAACTATGCAGAAAGTCAGAAACCTCAAATGAAAATTGATGGCAACAATGATCCTGCTATCAATAAAGGTACTTCTGCTACTCAGATGATCAACAACATGACTGGAATTATTAAGGTTAATGCTGACACATCTGGTATGGCAAGTACTATTAATTCTGAATTGTCAAAGCCTCATACTATCAATATTTCCGCAAATGTTTCTACGCATGTTAGTGGTGGAACAGGTAAGTCTACAGGAACTATGATTCGTGTCGCTCATGCCGATGGAACTGCTTATAATGTTATCAATTATACTCCTGCTCATGCAAGCGGAAATGTAACACTTTCACATGATGAAACTGCTTTAGTTAACGAAGAAGGCATTGGCGCTGAATCAATTGTGCGTGATGGTAAATGGATGATTATTCCTGGTGGTGCACATTTTGAAAATCTAAAAAAAGGCGACTTAATCTTCAATAAAAAGCAGACATCCGAGCTTATCAATTCAGGACATGTTACATCTGGAGGTGGACATGCTAGAGCTTATGCAAATGGTACTATTGGTGCTTATGCAGGAGGTAATTCTGGTGTTTATTTAAACTGGGATAAAAATCGTACTCAAGTTGGCAATCAGTCAACCTCATCTTCCTCCAATTCCACAACTACCGATAAAAATACAACTTCTGTTAAGAAAAATACAGACACCGTAAATGACAATACCGAAAAGGTAAAGAAATCTACTAAGGTATATGACTGGGTAGAAATCCGTATTAAACATTGGTCTGATCAGGTTCAAAAAATCGCTGATAAAATCACTGATTATATTAAGAAGTCACTTAAAACATCTTTGCTCAAACAGCAAATTCGTAAGATGAACTATGAGATTGGGTCTAATCAGAAAGGTGCAAAAACCTATATGAAAAAGGCTAACTCTATAGCAAATGAGTACACTTATTATAATAGCGATGGAGAAGAGATTAAAACCAATGTACCAAAGAAATATCAGAAACTTGTACAAAAAGGTGCTTACCGTATTGAAGATATGGACACTTCAACAGATCAGGGTAAGGCTCTGGCAGAGGCTATCGATCAGTATAAGACATATTACGACAAGGCACAGGATTGTAAACAAGCTGTTGTTGATCTGAAAAAAGAGCAAATGGAATTGTTTGAGCAATGGGCTAATATGCCAACTGAAACAGCAGAGCAGAAATTGGAACGTTTACAAAACGGATTTAATGGATTGAATGCAACTCAGTCAAGGTTATCTGCTGTTCAGACAGGTGGATCAACACAAAAAGCTATAGCAGACGCTGCTACTGCAAGTTACGAATCAGCACAGGTAGTTACAGAAAAAGCACAATCAAATCTTGACACAGCAACTGCGAAAGCAGATAAGGCAACTACAGCTGTAAATAGAAAGAAAAAAGCACTTCTTAAATCAAAAGGTCTTACGAATGAGCAGAAAAAAGCTATTAAATCCGGAAAGACTATTGATACCAGTAAGATTACTAACAAGACTACGAAGAAACGTGCCGAAGAGTATAATTCTGCAGTTAAAAATAAAAAGAAAGCAGATTCTAAAAAGAAAACGGCTCAGACTAAATTTAACACTGCAAATAAGAATTCTTCATCTCTTAAGACAGATGCAGAAACAGCAATCGCCGGATATCAGGAAGGAAACGAACTTTCCTATATGGATTCCTTAACTGATCAGAATGTGACACAGACAAAGCAAGCTGCAGATATTAACAACAAGGCTTGGGAGGAAACTAAGAAAAATCTTAACGCACAGGAGAAAGCCAAGAAACAAGCAGACGATAAGGTTAGTAAAAAAGCTAAAGCTATTAAGAAAAAGTTTGGTAGTAAGCTGAGTGATAATCAGAAAAAGAAATTAGCAGCAGGTAAAGAAATAAATGTCGATAAGATAAAAGACAAGTCTCTTAAAAAGGCTCTTACAGCATATAATAAATATGTTACTACTGCAGCCGAAACAGAACAGAAATTAAATATTGTCACAGATGCAGAATCAACAGCGGCAGCTAATGCAGCGGAATCACAGACAGAAGCAGCTAAAGCCACAGTCGAAGCTATTCAAAGTAAATTTGATAATGCGAAGACGTATTATGAAGGATTGTTAGGATATCAGGAAAAGTATAATGAAATGGAAGAAGCAAACATTGATTTATACAATGCTCATGGAAATTATGAGCGTTCTTCTGATTATGAGATTAAGATCTCAAATACTGAAAGTCTGAGAAATATCGCACAGGATAAAGTTGATGAACTTGAGAAAAGACTCCAAGAAGGTGTTGACAATGGCACAATTGTAGAAGGATCTCAGGAATGGATTAATATGAAATCCGAGATTATAGAAGCAAAAAAAGCTGTAACCGATTACGACACAAGTATTGAAAATCTGAAACAGCAACAAATTGGTGTTTATTATGAAGAACAGTTTGATCGTGCAATAGAGAAAATTGATCAGTTCAAGGACCGTCTTGATACACTGAACGAAATTATCTCTGATGATATGAAAGTTGATAAGAATACTGGACTACTTACAGAATTGGGAGCTACTTCTGTAATGTTGAATAGAAATCAGTTTTCTGCAAATCAGAAAGAAATACAAAAGCTTCTTGAAAAAGAAAATGATGTGAAAAAACGATACGCTAATGGCGAAGATATGTCTTCTGAATTTGGCGAAAAGACTTATGATGAATATATAAAAGACATTCAGTCTAAATATAATTCTTTAATTTCATCAAATAGTTCTCTTCAAAATGATATGCTCTCTCTTGTCAAAAATCAGGCTCAAGCAGAACTTGATGCTCTTAATAAAGTAATATCTAAGCGTAAGGAAGCCCTTTCCGCAAAGAAAGACTATTACGATTACGATAAAACTTTAAAGGATAAGACTAAAGACATTCAGATCCTTGAACGTCAAGCGGCAGCTCTCCAGGGTTCAACAAACGCTGAAGATAAAGCACGTTTGGCAAAGATCCAGGAACAATTATCAGATGCAAGAGAAGATCTTTCTGATACTATGACAGACCATGCTTTCAGTATGCAAAGTGATGCGCTTGATAAATTATCCTCAGATATGAGTGATGATTTTGACAAATGGTCTAACGACATAAGCTCTAACGTAGAGAAAATGAGTAAAGCTATTAATGAAGCAGTTTCAAATTCTGCTCTTAGTAATGCGCAGGTTCTCAATAATCTTTCTACTATTCTGAAAAATGTTGGATTAACAGATGAGCAGGTTAACTCTACATTATCAGGACTTACCGGTTATGCTTCCGGAACTGACTATGTTCCAAAATCTGGTATGTACAGAGTTAACGAAAATGGAATGGAATCTGTACTGTCAAGAAAATACGGTACTCTCACATTCTTAAATCAGGGCGATAAAGTATTTACAGCAGACTTCACCAAGAGACTTATTGATAATGCAGGTATTGCCACACAGAGTAGTCAACCACAATTTGGCGAGATGTATAAGGAACTTATGAATGCGATTACCAACACAAACAATCAGTCTTATGAACATAGTACAGTTTACAATATTGTTGTAAATGAAGCTACTGATGCAAACGCAGTAGGTGATATTGTCGTTAAGAAGATCGATGCATACGAAAAGAAGCGTGTAAGAGATTTTAAGAGTCTCAGATAAACACAGGATGGCGTAGTGTCACAGCTACGCTCTCTTTTATTAATTTTGAACAGAGGTGCAATTATGTATGTAAAATTTTTTGATTGTGAATTATTTATTGATTCACATGAAATAAAAATAAAAAATAAAAGAGGAAGTTCCGGACAATCTTATGGCGAACATTTTATTCCACCAAATAATGTAAAGGATCTCGTTGAGGAATTTCTAGTTCCAACTGTGTATCAACATAAGTGTATTGAAGAACTTATGAAAAGAAAACCAGATCCTAACATTAAGTGGTAGGCGATATATTTTCATTAGCAGTAACCGTACCATTAATTGATGAATCTGTTCTAGCTCTTTCTTCAATCATTTTTGCAATTTTAAATTTGATTGCTTTAATATCATCATTTTCTTTATCAAAATTTAATAAACAATCCAAATCTCCTATAGAGACAGTTCTTTCTTTAAAATAGTCATAGTTGCCAATAGCTGTTTCACTAGCTCCAATAACATACAAATGTGGATTATTATTACTATCATAACCGGCAGCTAAAAAATGTAAATCACCTTTTTCATTTTTATAATTTTCTTTTTCGTATTTTAAAGCTTCTTTATAGATGCTATCAACATCCCATTTACTGTAGTCAAGATGAACTAAATTTATATGTATTCTTAAAGGTGTTATTTTTGTATCGTGACCAGCAAAAGCAACAATTAAAGAATTGTTAAATTTAAAGACTTTTCTTGTATCTTCTGTAAGAACTTCATTAGTTATTGGATTTACAGATCTTCCTTCTCCGTACACAATAATATCATTATCTTTTGAGATTGCAGCAATTACTAGACTCATCTTCTCTCCCATCCTTCAAACAAATCTATATATAAAATCCATTATGATTCAAGTAATAATTTTTGTCAATAATAGTCTGAATAGAAAGTAGGTGATTAATATGGCTATATTTGGCTCTTCTTTTACATATAACGGAAAATCTTCCGATGATTTTGGAGTTATTATTTGTGCCTCTGAACAGCCAGAATCAATTCCAATGGGATTAACAAGAGAAATTTTAAAAGGTGAAATTACAAGCAGACGACCTGTATCAAATTGGTATAATACAAAATATTCAGATGTACTTACATTTGAAGTAACAATTACCAAACCTGAAAATCGTGCTTTTTCAAGAGAAGAAGTTAGAGATATAAACGCCTGGTTAACAGGACCACGTACACCTACTCTTCTATTTTTTGAAGATGAAGCTTTTGACCCTATTAATTATTATGGAGTTTTTACAGATGTAACTAACGTATATGGCAGTGGTGTTTTAATGCTTACATATACATTTACTGCAGATTCCCCATATGGATGGAGTAACGAACGTGAGTTTGCTTACAACAACTTAGAGAATTGTTTACTTACAGTAAATGATAAAAATGTATCTGTAAACAATAAAAATGTTGAGGTGACAATTCAAAACGCAGAATTATTTGAAGTGAACAATGATACAGATGAGATTGGTGATTTTACATATCCGTTAATAGCAATTTATTCTTATGCAGGTACGCAAATTACAATTGATAATTATTCCGAAATTTCTACTGATGATTTATTAAGTCATAGTCTTACTCTTACAATTCCAAATGCAATTGATTACACAAATCCACTTTATATAGATTCAAAAAATCATAAAATTTATTATTACAGTAATACAAAGAAAAAGAATATTCCGGTTCAATTATCCGATCTTGGGGTTACATCTGACAACCTTACAAATTTAGATAATGGTAGTTTGGGATTATATTGGGTTAGGTTAGTTCCTGGTGTAAACAAATTTAAAATAACAGGTGGATGCAGTATTAAAATGACATTCAGATGCCCAAGAAAGGTAGGTGCCTATTAATGAATTTTAATTACGACTATTTTGGGCTTGCTGAACCGGCTCGTTTTTATTTATGCAAAACAGATAATACAATAATCTGTGAATTAAATGGAATTGATCTTCAATCTGTCAGTTATACGAAACAGCTTAATAATTTTGATACTATCCAGTTTGATGTACATAGATATGTGAACTGCGAAGAATCTAATGGATATGACATGCTTGACGAGGCAATGTACATATTTGTTGATGGAATTGGATATTTTCGTATGTCCTATCCGGAAGTTTCAAATGATGGATTTGATGAATATAAATCAATATTTGCACAATCATGCGAATGCGAACTTGCATTAAAAACCCTAAAAAACTTTAAGATTAATACAGGTGAAACAGATAGCTATGAATATTTAGCACCTGGAAATGTAGAAGAAACAGATGAAGGTGTTAAGATTGCGAAGAAGAGCATTACCTTGTATGATAAAAATAATCCTAATTTATCATTACTTGATATAGCTCTTAGTAAAGTATCTGGATGGAAAATCGGAATAGTAGATCAGACTGTTGCGATTACAACAATCGAAGAGCCTACAGTTAATGAAGATGGATCGGTTACTACAAAAACAGTAACTTCTGCATCAAAAAGAACATTTGATATAGACAGTAAAAGTGTATATGCTTTTTTGACTCAAGATGTATCGAAGAAATTTGAGTGTATATTTGAGTTTGATATTATAAAAAGAGAAATCAATGTTCGTGATGTAGATACTTATGGGAAAGATTCTAATGTATTCATATCTTATAGAAATCTAATTCAAGAATTGAACTACTCTCCTGCGCAAGAAAATAATATCCTTACAAGGTTTGATGTTCGTGGAGCTGATGATCTTACAATTGATGCAGTAAATTTTGGAACATCTACTATTGAAGATTTATCTTATTATCTTAATACAAAACACCATGTAAGTGACGATTTAGTTGACCATTATAATAAATGGCTAAAAGCAATTGAGGAAGCACGTAAGAAATATATGTACTACAATCGTCAGTACAATATATTGATGGAAAAACGTGATGAAGTAAATAACCGTGTTCCAAATGATGGGTTAAATAATAATTGGAAGCAGTTTACTGTTGAGGAATTGGAAACTATCAAGAAAAAATACACTGGTTACATGAGTGCTTTAAAAGATAAGGATCTTGGATATTGGGACGCAACAAATAAAAAGTGGCTTAATAAAGGTGCCGAGCAGGATTATATTGCTTATCAAGGTATTCTTGAAATTATTGACCAGACAATTAAATATAAGCAAGCAAGTGTTACGGAAATAGAGAAAGAAGAAAATAACCTTGATGATTTATTAGAGGAATGGAATACAAACTGGGATTTATTTGGACTTGCAGAGTTAAAAACAAAAGAGAAAACTTATAAGCAAAACATTGAGGCTCTTGCTGCTTATGCAAAGGCATGGGAAGATCTCGGTGAAGATGAACAAGGTCATCTTACTAAGGCGAACTATGATATATCTCACAACCAATATGTAAAATATGTTGGCTATGAAAGCGGTTGTTCTAAAGCAATTGACGAACGCCAGAAAGAATATGATGGATATCAATCTCAAATGACTGCTATATCAAAAAATATGGCAGATGTTGCAAAAGTCAATGATAAGAAGTCATATGGGTTTTCTGATGCTGAACTAAATACACTTAATAAGCTTTACAATGATACCGATTACACGAATGACAATATTTTAACCACATCTATTGATACAGCAGAAAAAATAATCAATACTCAGTATGATTTATTTAATGATGCAACCACAGAGTTATCTAAAGTATGTCGTCCACAATTATCTTTTACTCTTACCATGGATAATATATTTGCTATTCCTGGGTTTAAAGAATGGCAAGGAAATTTTGATATTGGGAATTTCATTCACCTTTCTTTTGATGAAAATGAACAGTATTTCTTAAAACTTCGTATCTCATCTCTTACTTTTAATCCATGTATTATCGAAAACGATTTCCAGATTGAGTTTACAGATATGATTGATTATAACGGTGGACGAAATGACTTTGCAGCTCTTTTAGATGAAAGTGTGAGCACAGCAAAAAATCAGATTACAGGAAGTGTAAAAAGTAAACTTGATACTTCTGGAATCGAAGTGTCTGACTCATTGATTAAAGCATTGGTGAAATCTAGTGTTTTTACCGGTGCTGTTTCAAATGGAGTCTTTGATACTGTTAGTGCAAATGTCGGATCATTTGGACAGGTTTTAGCACAAACCATTAATGCTAAAGAGCTAATGGCAAACAGTGGTCTTTTTGAAACAATAGATGCCGGTGACGGTAATATTCGAAGCGTTCTTGCAGTAGAAGTAAATGCAAGTCGGATGAGCGTTGGTACTCTGGCTGTTGACAGACTTATTTTACGTGGTGAAAATTCTGTCATGTATGAACTCAATAAGTTTGGGGATATTACAGAAACCAAAATACCAGATGGAGAATTAGATAAATATTATCTTAATGGGAAGCATTTACAGGTTAATACTCTTGCTGCAGATAGAATTATTTCTCACACAATAAATTCAGAACAAATTACAACTGATAATATTCGTGGAGCAAGTGGATGGATTAATCTTGCCAATGGCACTTTCTTATTCTTTAATGGGATAACTAAAGGCACGAGTAATCAAACAGATACGGATATGGCTGCCATTAATGCAGAAGAATGGTTAACTACCTCTTCCGGGATTTCATGGGATGGTAAGAAATTAGCTATAAAAGGTGATGTTGTTGCAACAAGTCTTACCCTTGGAAATAATGCTTCTGTTAGTGGTATATATACATCCAAAGAAGTTGATGATAAGTTATCCGATTATACGCCAACAAGTCAATTGGATTACAATAAATTAAACAATCTTCCAGATATGACAAAATATCTAACCGAAGATGATGAAAATGAAAATGGAAGACTTTATTATTATATAAAACAAGATGGTGGAATTGGTGACGTAAACTGTACTGATCCTGATGATCCACTTAATCCTGCTGTTGGATATTTTAAGGTTGCAAAAGAAGGATTATTAATTTGTAAAAATGCAATTATAGATGGAGTTGTATATGCTCGTGCAGGTAAATTCACCGGTGATATAGAGGCAAGATCATTGATACTTGGTTCCGGTGTAACAATTCCATATAAGAATCTTTCTGATTCCCCTGATCTTGGTATTTATATTAGCAAAGATGGTGAAATTGGAACTATATCGTCTGACTTAACTGCACCAGATGGTGCAAAAGGATATTTTAAAGTTAGTACAAATGGGCTGTTAATTGCAGACAATGCCTATATTTCAGGCACAATATATGCTCAAAATGGTACTTTTGCTGGTGAACTAAAGGCTGCTACAGGAAGTTTCACAGGAGAACTAAAGGCTGCAACAGGTACTTTTGCTGGAAAGCTTAGTGCTGCTACAGGAAGTTTCACAGGAGAAATTACAGCAGATAAACTTATTGCAAATACAGCCGGAAATATTGCCGGTTGGACTATTACTTCTGATGCATTGTCTAAGAATCAAGGATACAACACATCTGGAGGTGCATACTTTGGTATTTCTGGATTAAGCATATCAGACAAATTTGTTGTCTCTTCTGATGGAGTTTTAAATGCAACTGGTGCAACGATATCAGGAGATATTACTGCATCCTCTGGTAAAATTGGTGGTTATAAAATTGAAAACGGACGATTATACAATCATATGTATGGTACCGCTGGAAGCAGTTCGCTGGGATACAGTTGTGGCTTTTCAGTTAATGGTGGAACTGATCACACATTATGGGCAGGAAATGAGAACTTCTATGTAAATATGGATGGATCTATGCATTGCTCTAATGCTGATATTACCGGAAGTATTACTGCCAGTGGAGATAATTCAAGTATTTCAACAATAAATGGAAATACACGAGTCACATTAAATAATGGACGTTTAGTTATTTCAAATGGAGATCCGAGTAATGCAAAGACATATAGAGCTTTAATTGGATTGGATAACGAAGGTAACAATGCATGGGTTCGTATGTATGGAACTGATGGATATGTATTAGATCCACCTGTAATGCTGTCTTCTAGTGGTGTAAAAGGTTGGATAACTAATTCAGAATCTTCAAATTATCGTCCTGCCATTTGTACTTCAACAGCAAAAGAAAACAGTTACGTTTCTATTATTTGTACAAATGGAACTAATCAAGTTTTGATTAGAGGTCTATATAATACGGATTCATATAAAGATTACACTATAAAAGTAACAACATCGGATGCACGTTTAAAAAATAATATTGCTTCAACAAAAGTTACTAATGCATTGCAACAATTACTTAAAATAAATCATCGTGAGTTTAATTGGAAAAGCTCTGGTGAATATACAGATATTGGTTATATTGCACAGGAACTTGAGACTATAAACCCAAGATTAGTTATGAAACCGGTAAGTAAGGATGGATATTATGAAATTGATACTTTTTATATGACAAGTCTTATTACAAAATCCATTCAGGAAATGTATGCTGAACTTAAGGAAGAAAATTACAAATTGAAAAATGAGTTGGATTCTTTAAAAAAACTATACAAAGTAAATAATAATTAATTGTATATTTTTATTATTGCAATACCTTTATAAATATCATATGATATTGATAAAATATTTTATGGAGGTATTGTATGAAAAAGAATTTGTTATTTGTTTTTCTTATGCTTTTTCTTATTTTTCAATTGCCGGTCAATACATATGCTATTGATGCATCGTCAGTTATTGGAAAAAGAGTCCAAGTTGGTGATAATTGTTATGCATATGTAGAAGATTTAGGAAATCGAAAATACACACTGCATCTCGATGGATATGGAAATTTATATGAAAAATCCACATTATCAGAAGAAGCAAAAATGATTATTAATTTTGGATCATCTAAGGTCATAATTTCGAATGGGATATCTAAAATACCAGATAGATTTTTTAGTGCACTTGGACTTAATATTATAGAAAATCATTCATCAACATTACAAATTGGAAGTTTTAACTTTATATTTGGAAGTTCTCCACAAGTTGAATATTATTCATTACCTCAAGATTTTAATCTTGCAGACAACGTGTATCAAGTGACCAATTGTCCAGAAAGCTTTACTACATTTGTAGACATTAGAGAAAAGAAACAAATAAATTTTGAATATACAATGTACTTTTCTGATGTTGCAAAAAGTGTAATTGTTCGTGATGGAAATAAGGCAATTACCAACTATATGTTTACAAGATGCCCTAATCTTTCTGAATGTACAATACCTGCATCTGTAACATATATAGATCCTAAAGCATTTGCAGACAAAAATAAAATTACTATTCGTGGATATTCTGGATCATATGCAGAAAAATATGCAAAGAAAAATAAAATTAAATTTGTATCTATAGGAACAACTATTAACCAGAATAAAGTATATAAGGTTGGTGCTTACAATTATAAATTTAATTTAAGCAATAATACAGCAACACTTGTATCTTCTGCGTCTAAAAATATTAAAAAAGTTACTGTTCCAAATAAAGTAACTTATGCTGGAAAAACATTTACAGTCACAAATATTGCAAAAAATGCATTTAAAAATTGTACTAAGCTAACAAAAGCTACCATTGGAAGTAACGTTACTCAAATTGGAGCATCTGCATTTTATAAATGTAAAAAGCTTCAAACAATAAAAATAGGAACCACTAAATTAACAAAAATTGGATCAAAAGCATTTAATACACAATCTTCTAAACTTACACTGAAGATTCCAAAATCAAAATCAACATATAAAAAATTGATTACAAAATCAAAAATATCAAAAACAGTAAAATTCAAACTGTTTTAAATAAAAATCATCTAAGAGCATTCCTATAACAGGAATGCTCTTTTTATATTAAAAATTACGACAAAAAGGAGATTTTATACTATGAAATTAACAAACGCAACAATTTATGACATTATCGGAGCAGTTAACAAATTTAACAATGCGAAAGGTAAAACAGCTTTTATCCTCTTCCGTACTCTTCGCAAGCTTAATGAAGAAATCAAAGATTGTGATGAACAGAAAAACAAGTTAATTCAGAAATATGGAAAAGAGGTTGAAGGAGGCGGTATCGCTATTCCTCGTGATGATGCAGAAGCAACTAAGAATTTTATGGAAGAGTTCACTCCTATCTTACTCTGTCCAATTGATGTTGATATTCCACAGCTCACCGAAGAGGAATTTAATGATTTGGAAAATGTTGATGCTCCTAATGCAGGACTGACAGACTTCGATATTATCTATACATTTCTTGTTAAAAAGCCAGAGTCAAAGAAAGAAGAAACAGAGAAAGTTGATGCAGAAGTTGTTGATGATAAAGCTGCAGAATAAATAAGGAGGTCCTTATGGGCAACGTAATTGATATTGCTTGTTATGGATCTGATGGTATTACTAGAATAAATCATCTTACACAATGGGATAAAGGACAGACCATATGTTTTGAAACATTTGGTCTGACTTCTCCACCTGTGGTCCACTGGTGCAATAGAATGAGTGAAGAAGCACTTCAGGTTAAATCATCTTTGAAAAATAATAAATTTTATGTAGATGTCCCAAACTCATTGCTTCAAGAGCCATACCCTCTTATTGGATATATTTATATATCTGAATCAAATAGCACTTCTGAAACAGTCGCACAGATTCGTATTCCACTAAAGCAAAGACAAAAGCCATCAGATTATTATTATATAAATAATGTAGATTTTGTAGTCAGTTATCAGGTTGGTTCTTTTGAATTTACAACTGGATCTACAGCTGGCGCAAAAACTTATACTTTAACATTCCCAAATAAATTCAAATCTATTCCAGTCGTATTTGCGACAACTAATCAAACAGATCCCCAAAACTATGCCGTTTCAATAACAAATAAAAGTCAAACTGGTGCCACTATTTGTATTTATAACAATGAAAATGGGGTTGATAAAAAACTGACAGTTAGTTGGATGGCTATTATTTCGTAAATTATATATTTGTTATTATTGTTAGAAAGGTGGTGTAAAATGTACACTCTTAGAATTACAGATGACAATAATGTTATTACTACAGTAAAAGAAAGTCTGATGGAGAAAAGTAATTGCGTGAACTCTATCCAGATTATTATTAATAAACTTTATAAAGAACAAATTGATATGACAGATACTACTGCTTATATGAAATATGTTCTTCCGGTTACAAAGAAAATTAAGATGACTCAGCTCATTGCAGATACAACAACTGATGAGAGTCATATTTTATATACTATCCCTGTGACAGCCAATATCTCTGCAGAACCAGGTGATATCGAGGTATCATTTACTTTCTTAAAACTTGTTCATGATGAAGAATCTGATACTACCACTTCTTATGTTCGAAAAACTGAATCTGGACTTATCCACATTACAAAATTAGCACAGTTTGATAGTTATGAACCAAGTGAAATGTTAACTGAACTTGACCAGAGAATTCTTGCACTTATGGCAACTGCTGAAGATATTAAGAAACTTGGTCAGGCAACTTATGACAATATGCCAATTGATATGAAACTTGATTCAGAAGCAAAGAAACTGACTCTTGTAAACGCTAATGGAAATACAGGTGATGGTGTTGGGATTGCAGACCTTTCAGACTCTATTGCAAAAGAACTTACAGGTACAGATCCAGATGGCACTCAAGATGGTGTTACACATATTGACAAAGTTACAGGCGTACAGAGCCTTGATGAATTATTAAAATAAAAGATGGAGGGAGAACATGTCATTTAAAGATTCAAAAGCACAAATATTGGCTAATTCAGCTTCCGATGATAGTGATATCTCTACCATGGAGGCTGATTTAGCCACTACTGCTGTTGTTGACGATGGATATGTATTATGCACAGATGGACGATATGTTATCTATGATGAATACTATGATAATTCATATTCAACAGTGGATAAATTAAAAAATGTAACAGTAGACTCTTCACAAATAAATATTGTGCAGGAAACAAATAGTCAGTATATTCCATTCCGTATTCCAAGATACTGGGACGGTATCGATTTGATGAAGATGCTGATTCAAATTAGATATGAAAATGTATCTACTAAAAAAGGACAAGTATCTACTGCTGTAAATGTTGCATCAAGTACAACTAATATTACATTTGGATGGTTAGTTGATCAGAATGTTACTGCTATCGCCGGAGATGTCAGATTTGAAATTATGGCAACTGGCTCAAACGAGAAAGGAAATACATACGTTTGGAGAACAAGACCAAATGGTAGACTTACTGTCCTTGAGGGATTAAATTATGATGGTATTGTTGAGCCATCAGATGACTGGTATACAGGTTTTGTAACAACCATAATGGGTCATGTTAACGAAGCCAAAGAATACGCTGATCAGGCAAAAGCTTCTGCTGCTTCCGTAGATGTTAATACTATTAAGGCGGACGTGAAAAAATCTGTAACAGCAGATGTGAACGCAAATCTTGCAGAAAATTATTATAACAAAACAGAGATTGATACTAAGGTTCGAGAACTCAATGATGCTATAGGCGGAATTGATAGCTTAAAAAATCTTAAGGTCGATTATGATAACACAACTGGAAGACTTGTATTTAAAGATGGTACTGTTATTCTGAAAACTATCACAATTAACAGTTTATCAAACTTAAATGTTACTTATGCCGTTGAAGGTGGTAAGGGTAAGCTTATTTTTAAAAATGGCGAAACAGAAATTCAATCTGTGGAACTTAGCTCTATCGAACCGTCTGCACAGTGGACAGCTGCTCTAAAAGAGGAAATTAATACAGGAGTTGATACAAAAATTAGTCCTGTATCAGAAAAGGTAAACGCTGTGGAATCTTCAGTAACTGACCTTTCTAAAAAGGTTGAAACAAATACTTCTGATATTACAGCGTTAAAAACAAAAACAAAAGAACTTGAAAAAGCTGATGAAGTAATTCGTTCCACTGCTTCTGAGGCAAAAAATACAGCGGATATTTTAAAGCAGAATGTTGCCGACTATGATTCGCAGTTTAATACGATCAACGGTGACATTACCAATATTCAGTCTGATATTGATGAAATTAAAAAGAATCCAGCTGCATCTGAGTATGATGTAGATTATGTTGGTAGTACATTTAGTTGGATGAAAAATGGAGAAGTTCTTAAAACATTTACAATCCAAAGCGGAGGTGGTGGCGGATCTGATACTTCAACTATCACGATTGAACGTGTAACCCCTGCAGATGCAATCTTCTTACTTGGAGATAAAGCAGAAATCGAATACACATTTAGCTCTGTTGATAATACTGGCGATACAACTGGTGATGGTACAGCAATTTGGAAAGTTGGAAATACAATTGTATCAACAACCACTGCTTCTCAGGGAACAAATAAGGTTGATTTAACAGAGTATTTATCAGTAGGCTCTAATCAGATTAGAGTTAGTATCACGGATAGCTTTGGAACAATGTCATATAAAACTTGGACTGTTACTATTGTAGAATTTAAGCTTGAAAGTACATTTGATGATACACTGATTTACACTGATACAGACGTAGTATTTAGATATACACCTTATGGTAATGTAAATAAGACCATTCATTTTATCTTGGATGGACAGGAATTAGAATCCGTAACAACACAGGCTTCCGGTCGTATTATATCATACAATATTCCAAAACAGGAACATGGTGCTCATTTCCTTAAAGTATATATGACAGCAACAGTAAATAATAAAGATATTACTTCTGCTACTATCTATAAAGATATTGTATGCGTTGATCCGTCAAACAGAACTCCTATTATCGGATGCTCACAGCAAGAATTTACTGCAAAACAATATCAGGCAACAAGTATTAAATATGTTGTTTATGACCCAGCTCATAATCCTACTACCGTTAAGTTGTCTATTGATGGAAAAACTGTATCTACATTAACTGTAGACAGAACTGCTCAAGTTTGGAGCTTCAAGTCTTCTGAAATTGGTCAGAAAAATCTTACTATCTCATGTCAAAAAATCACAAAAATTCTTACCGCACATATTGAAAAACTTGATATAGATGTAAATCCAATTACTACAAATCTTGCATTTGACTTTAACCCAGTTGGTTTGTCGAATGGTGACGAGAACAGACTTTGGAGTGATAAAAATCATCCGGAAGTTGCTTTGACTGTATCAGATAATTTTGATTGGGACAATGGTGGTTATCAAATCGATGATGAGGGAAATCAGTATTTCTGCGTAAAAGCAGGTACTACTGCTTCTATTAGTTATAATCTGTTTGCCAAAGACCCAAAACAAACTGGTGCAGAATTTAAGATTATTTTCAAAACTAAAAATGTAAGAAATGCTTCTGCCACTTTCTTGTCATGTCTCGATGGATTGGTAGATTCTAATATTGGACTTGAAATGAAAGTTCATGAGGCAAACATTTACACTTCTACAGATGATCTTTATTTCCCATATTCCGAAGAAGATATTATTGAGTATGAATATAATATCAACTCAATTGATACTAAGAATACAACAGCAACATCTATTATCATGACATATGAAGATGGTGTTGGTGGCAGACCTATTATTTATGATAATTCACATAGATTACATCAGTACACTCCTGCTCCAATTTCTATTGGATCTCCAGACTGTGATGTGTTGATTTACAGGATAAAAGCTTATAGTGCAGCTCTAACAGATTCTGACGTATTATCTAACTTCATTGCAGACGCAAGAAACTCTGATGATATGATCAATAGATACAACCGAAATCAGATCTATAACGAAAACAATGCTCTTACACCGGATTCGGTTGCAAAAGCATGTCCTGATTTAAAAATTATTAAAATTGATTGTCCACATTTTACAAACGATAAGAAAGATTTTGTAAAAAATACAAATGTAGAATGCATTCATGTAAATGGCGATTCAAAATTAGATAATTGGAAGCTATTGAATGGATATGTGGCTGGCCAGGGTACTACTTCTAATGAATATGGCGCTGCTGCAAGAAATATGGATTTGATTTTTTGCGCAGATGGTATTCATAAGATCAATAGTAAAATTGAACTTGATCCAAATTATAAATCTGTAGTAGTTCTTGGCGATGGAACTAAATATGAAGATGGTACTGGTAAAGTATCTCTTACCAGGAATTCAGTTCCAAACAACTGGTTCAATATCAAGACTAACGTAGCAAGTTCTAATATGGCAACAAATGCTTTGGGACAGAAACGATATAATGATTTCTTACCATACGAAACTCCTGCATCACGTAGAGATTCTAAAATTAAAAACTCTATGGAGTTTGTAAACTGTGTCGTATTCGTCAAAGAGAATGATCCTGATCTTACAACACATAGAGAATTTCAGAATACAGATTATAACTTCTACTGTTGTGGCAATATCGGTGACTCAAAGAAAACTGATATTACAAGAGCCTATGATCCTGATGACATGAATGAGTTCTGTATTGAAATCAGCGACAATACTCTTCCAAATTCTGCATTCCAGACTGGTGTCACAAATCCTGATGGAACAATGAAATACCCCATTTCTAAAGATGAATGGAAAGCTGGTAATATAGCTTATGATAACCTGTATAACAACTGGGATGGATCATTTGAATTTAGATATGATTGCTGTGGGGATTCTAAAGACGGATCACCTACATCAACTGATGAAGCAAAAGAAAAGATTCGTACAACAAATAGACAGATTTGGCGAGATTTTTATGAATTTGTAATTACGTCTTCTAATGAAGACTTTGTTTCTCATTTAGGTGATTGGTGTATAGAAAATGCATTTCTGTATTTCTATTTGGTTACAACTAGATATAGTATGATAGACAACAGAGCCAAAAACGTGTTTCCACATTACGCAAAATATTATATAAGTCAAGCAGAAGCTGCTAAAATGGGTGATAAAGCTGCATATTATATAATTGATGATAAAAAAGCAGCAATTCGTAACGGTTATAGGTTTGATCTCTGGGCATACGATATGGATACCCAACTTGGCATAAAGTGTTAGTGCCAAGTATAAAAAATTTCTTCTAATATACGGCGAAAATCCGGTAGGACGGATAACGCCTTCCAACTATATATTCAACTTTATTCTCATGCTAAATGGCATGAGTTTTTTATTGCTCAAAAATAAATGAAAGGTGGTGAAAAAAAATGATTACTATAGATGGAAAAGAAGTTTATGGAATTATATATAAAATAACAAATACTATTAATAATAAATGTTATATTGGACAAACTAGAAGTAAACGTGGTTTTCGTGGAAGATACTATCACTCTGGAGAAGGAATTGAACGTGTTTATAAATTTCATATGTACCAAAAGCGTGTAGGTGAATCTTATAATGCACATCTGTTAAGATCTATTGAAAAATATGGATTCGATGCATTTAAGGTTGATGAAGTTCTTGATACTGCAATGAATCAAGAAGAGTTAAATGAAAAAGAGATTCATTACATAGAAGTTTTTAATAGCTATAACGATGGGTTTAATAAGACTTTAGGTGGTGAAACTGGATGTGGAGTTGCGCAGCCTAAAGGTAAAGACAATCCGACAAGCGTTGCCGTTTGTCAACTTACTCTTGATGGAAAACTTGTGAAAATTTGGGATTCTTTAGCAGATATAAGAAGAGATTCAGAATTTAATGTACCTAATATCGAATTAACATGTCAAGGTGTAAATTCACATTCGTATGGTTACTTGTGGGTATTTAAAAAAGATTATGATCCAAACAAAGAATATAAATGGAAACCAAGTAAAATGTATAGAGCTGTTGTTTTATTAGACGATGATAACAATCTTATTAAAGAATTTGTATCAGTAGTGCAAGCGTCAAGGGATATGCATGTAGATAGAAAAACAGTTCGAGATGCTTGTAAAAGGGTTTGGGAACATCCAAAATATAATTTTAGATATAAAGATGAATATATAGAGGAACAACGACTGAACGAAGAAACGCCTATAGCCTCATAGGTGATGCAACAGTCTGAACTCACGCAATAATCCTACTAAAAAGAAACGTGAGAGAAATGGTCGCTGGTAACCAGACCAGCTTGGAAGAACCATTTCCGCCTATAATTATTATAGGTCATAAAAGTAACAGAATTGTAATAACAGTGGAGAACTTGTATTTCCTTATGGAAAAGAGGACACGGACTATAAGGAAGATGGAAATCCAAGTTCCGGTTATGTATTTAATGCTGCCGAAAGTACATTGTGGTGTAGAATTCGTGATTTAATGCCAAAACAGCTTTCTTCATTGTATCAGTCAGTAGATTCAAACTGTTGGTCTGATACTCATTTAATTAATGAGTACGAAACATGGCAAAAACAATTTCCAGAAGAACTTTGGAGGTTACACTACGATAGATTATATTTTAGAACATATAGAAAAGGAATACCAAGATTTGTAAAAGAAATGATGAATGGTAGAGGAATGTATCATCTCAGACAGTGGGAACGTGATCAACATGCGTATATGGGAACAAAATTCCTTCACACTGATATTAAGTCTGACCAGATTATGTTCCGTTGTAATACTCCTAAAACAGCTGTTGTAAAACCAGATTATACATTAAGAATTGTTCCATACTCAGACATGTATATTTCTGTACTTTACGGTAATTCACCGGAAACAACTCAGATTCGTGCAAAAGCTGGACAGGAATATGAAATTACAACTAACTTAATTAATATGGATGATACTGCTATCCTTATTTATTGTGCGTCAAGGATTCAGGCATTGAATGATTTATCTGCTTGTTATATCCACGATAATGACTTCTCTAAGGCATCAAAGCTTAAAACTCTTATCATTGGCAACGAAACAAGTGGCTATCAGAATACGTTCTTAACCACTCTTAATATGGGTAACAATACACTTCTTGAGACTCTTAATATTAAGAACTGTCCAAATTTAACAGGATCTGTAAATCTTTCTGCATGTGAGAATCTTATTAATCTTTACGCACAAAATACTGCTATTACTTCTTTCCTGCTTGCTAATCACGGTAAGATTAAGAATGCATATTTACCTGCAACAATTAATACTCTTACGTTTAAAAATCTGAAAGACCTTACAAATCTTAATGTAGCATCTTATGATAATCTGCAGACATTTGTTTGCCAGAATTCTATTGTGGATGCACTTGAAATTATAAAAACTACTATTTCAACACTTAAGACCGTAAGTATCACAGGTATTGACTGGAATCTTGAAAATACTGATCTTTTAAAGAAATTAGCAAAGCTTGGTGGTATTGACGAAAATGGTATTACCATTGACCAGTCTGTATTAACAGGAACTATTCACATTCCAGTTATGCGTCAACAGGAGTATAAAGACTTTGTTGGAACTGATGACGAGCCAGGTATCTGGACGAACCTTACAATCACATATGATTCTATGATCGCACAGTTTAAAGTTTCATTCTTAAATGATGATTCTAATAAAACTGTATTAGATATTCAATATGTTGATAAAGGCTCATGTGCTGTAGATCCTACAACTCGTCAGGATGATCCTATAGCTATACCTATAAAACAAAGTACCATTGAAAATGATTTTACATTTAAGGGTTGGGACACTCTTCTATCAGATAAAATCTTTGCTGATAGAGTTATTAATGCAGTTTATACAAGTACAATCAGAAATTATACAGTAAAGTATAACTCTAAAGGTTTGACCTTACAGGAAACAGTAGCCCCATATGGAACTTATGTTAAATACGAGGGTGATACTCCTGTGTACACAGCCGAGGAAGCTGCCTATAAATATAATCTATTTAAAGGATGGGACCAGTCCGGATATGTAAACGGTGATAAAACTGTAAACGCAGTATTTGACACCTGTGAATATGTAGACGGATACTTCAATGATAAAGATCTCAAAGACCTGTCTCAGGTTGAGTTATATGCAATGATGAAAATGGGACTTGAGCAGAAAGTTCTTACTCTGAAAGACTCATTTGATTTCACACTTGGAGTTGACTTCCATTATAACGATATTGAGGAAGAAGAATTAATTTCTTCCACAACAGTTTTTGATGGAACAAATCACATTGACACTGGAATCTCTATTATGGATAAGGATAAGGATTTCACATTTGCGATTGACTTTGAATTTGACAATGAGAATGCAACAGGTGCTACTCTGGCACAATGCTTCCAGGGAGATGGTTCTAACGGATTCCGCTTATGGTATAGCCAGAGTTACAAATTATCATGGGGAACTGATAGTACGAATGCATCAAGCTCCGGTGGACGTGAAATTATTGTAATTCGTCATAAGGCAGGAAGTCAAAAACTCTATGTATACAATTCTAATATGTCCGGAAATGCAATCTCTACTGCTACTCTTCAGGCAATCCGTATTCCTGAGATCCCATCAACTCTTGTTTTTGGATGTGCAAAAGCAGACGATGGTGCTTATGAAAACTTTGCAAAAGGTAAGATCCACTGGTGTAAACTGTGGTATTCAGACCTTGGTGAAGAACAATGTTCGGACATTGCAGCATGGATTCATGAAACGATTCCAATGGAAGTAGCTAAATTTAAAGCATACTACTTGTCAGATGTAGCTTCTAAGAGAGCAAATGTAACATTTATTGCTTCAAATCTTCTTGGCTCTAAGAAAGCTTATAGTAATAAGTCTACAAATACTGGTGGATGGGCAGAATCTACGCTTAATACTTGGATGAATACACGTATTACGAAAGCTATATCACCACTCTGGAAAGCACTGATTAAGCCTGTTAAAGTTAGTTCTTCTACTGGAAATAAATCGAATACAATATCAACATCTAACTGTCGTTTTTATGTACCAGCTCTATATGACATTGATGCTTCTGCAGGAAGTGATCCGTATAGTTCTGAAACAAATGCAACAATTCCGTATTATGTTGACAGTGATTCAAGAAAGAAAGCAAGAACTTCAAGTCCAGATGTTTATGAGTCTTACTGGACTAGATCACCAAATGCCCAGGTATCTAACTGGGTTTACTCTGTAAGTGAGCAAGGTGATACATATGGATATTCTTATCCGGGACAGGAAAATGGAGTTCTTTTAATGTTTAGTATAACTTGTGAGGGGTAGGGCAACCTACCTCTCTTTTTAACGAAGGGAGCCAACTCACATGTATTACAAAGTAACTAATTCAATTACACAAGATATTGTGGATGTCATCAAGGAAATTCACTATATACAGTATCAAGAGAAACATAAAATACTGATTTTATGTGACATCAAAATTGCACAGGCTATTTTAAGTTCAGACGGTAAAAAAGGCTGGCATATTGATGGGCTGTATAATTTCCCACTTGATAACACAATATACGAAATTGAGCCTATTTCACGATTAGAATACGAAGAAATAGACGCAAAATTACACGAGGTAGATTAACATGGCAAAATTACCAGTATTTTTTACTGCCTCAACAAAAGCGATTGCTGAAAAAGCAATTCAGCGAGGTATCTTAAAATATCCAGGGCTTTGCTATATAGAAGACGGAAATGTAATTGCATGGATGACTGAAGATAATGAGATCAGATATACAAAAGGTGATAAACAAATCACTGACGTAAGATTTTCTGGATCAAATCTTCAGTTTTTTAATGAAAAGAAATTACTCTTCTCTTATGATCTATCCATGACAGACGAGGACAAGGACCATATTGTTGATGAAGTAAAACGACAAATCGGGCTTGATAGTTATATAAAATCCTCAGAGCTATCTACTATATTAGATAATATTATTGGAAATCTCGAAGATAAGCAAACTGTTGTAGATTATATTAACAGTCTGTCTTATAGAAAGCTCACAGATAAACCAATTGAATATTTGATCGGATCTCTTACAGTACCGGTCACAATTTCGACTCTTGATGATGGAATTTATAAAATCAAGGGTCAATTTATTATTGGTGGTAATAGCACCACCGTTCACTCTTCTGCAGATGAAGTGTTCTTTTTAGTTTCACATGATGAAGATACTCACGGCACATCTATTACTCAATTCCAAGGCAATTCTATACTTCTCTACTTTATCCAACAAGATGGTGATTACGTAACGGACAAATATGTAACTGAAAAATGGGTAAATGATCAGAATTTTATGTCTGCGGATTCTGCAAAACAATTCATTCAGGAACAGCTTGAGCTGACTGTGTCAGAGCTTGTGGATAAAAAGATAGATGAAGCTTTAGATAAAAAAATCGGTGGGCTTGAATCCACTGATATTGCAAACATATTTAACTAAATTTCCAAGGAGGAACAAATATAATGGCTAAATTACAATTTACGACTATTGACAATCTTCGTGAGTTTTTAACTCTTCATAATGTACAGATTGACAAAAAAATTTCCGATGCAACTGCAAATTCTATTAAAACTATATCACAGTCCGATGACGGATATATAGTTTATTTTTACACAAAACCAGCTCCAGTAACAGTAGATGAAGCTGTTTTTACTATTACTCTTCCACGTCCACTGACAAAAGCAGATAAAGTTAAGAATGCTGTCGCAGGACATTTAGCAGGTCTTGACAAAGATGGTAACCTTGTAGATTCCGGAAAATCTGTTACAGATTTTGATGCTGCTGGTGCTGCAGATACTGCAAAAGCAGAGGTGTTAGGTGTAGTTGGTACTATTCCAGCCGATGCAACAGCTAAGAACGTAGTTGACTACATTAAAGAAGTTGTTACTGCCGGTGCTTACGATGACAAGCAGATTAAAGCAGACATCGCAGCAAACAAAGGAGCTATTGATACCCTGAACGGAACAGGCGATGGTTCTGTAAAGAAAGCCGTTTCCGATGCTGTAGCTAAAATCGTAGCAGAGGCTCCAGAATCTTATGATACTCTGAAAGAAATTTCTGATTGGATCACAAATCATACATCAGATGCTGCTACAATGAACAGCCAGATTAATACAAACAAAACAGATATTGCTAATCTGAAAACTTTGATTGGTACATTACCTGACACAGCAACCTCTAAAGATATTGTAAGCTACATTGCTGAGTACGTATCTAAAGCTCTTGCTGATTCTGATCTCTCTCAGTATGCAACAGCTGAGGCTCTGAAGGCTTGCGTAGGTAGAGTAGATGCTATTGAGAAGAAAATTCCTACTCTTGAAGCAGCCGACACAGCTAATACAGAAGCCATTAATGGTGTTAAGACTAGAGTTGAAACCGTAGAAGGCAAAGTCAAAGCTATTGAAGATGATCTTGCAGTTGAGAAACCAAAGATTGCAAAAAATGCAACTGATATTGCAGCCTTACAAGGACTTGTTGGTGATGGTTATGAAGCTATTCCATCTGAAAAGATTCAGGCTCTCTTTAAAGTAACTGAGTAATTATTATAAAGGAGGGGAATTTCCCCTCCGTTTTTGAAAGGGCATAATGGACATGAAAACACAATTTCTTGATTATAGCGGATTAGGGGAGGCCGTAAATTTAATAAAAAATGTATTGCCGACCATAAAGAAATTCTTCCTTATGCTTCTTTAGGATCGTTCCCCTCACAAGGTATTATAGACGGAATCTATATAGATACAGCTACAAATTCAATTGACCGTGGTATGCCTGTTGAAGAAATAAAGGAAATATTAGGTCACGTAAAATTAGACACTACTCTCATTTATGCAAAAGTAAGTAAGGAAAATATTAAACACGATCACAGAAAATATATAATATAAAAACATAAACACTTATGAAAGGGGTGATTAAAAATATGAAAGAGCAATTTCTTAATTTATCTGGATTGACAGAGCTTGTAACATATATAAAATTATGTATTGCACAACACAAGATGATAATCCCAAGAGCCTCTTTCAGCTTGTTTCCTAAAACTGGGGACGAAAATAATATTTACATTGATACATCAACTAATTCAATCTATAGGTGGAATGATTCCGATAAATCGTTTGTTTTATTAGCCAGACCACCACGGAATATAAGCATATCTGAGGGTAAAAATAATGGTCAAATTACATTAAAAGTGGATGAAATTGAATCAAATGCTACTGTGCATGGTTTGAAGAGTGCAGCCTTTTCTAATGTTTCTTCTTTTGCCACATCTGCGCAGGGAGCTAAGGCAGATTCAGCAGTTCAATCTATTACAATCGCCCCTGGTACAAATAATGGTACAGTAAAAATAACCGTAAATGGTGTAACAACGGATAATATTAAAGTCGCAGGTCTTGGATCCGCGGCTTTTTCAGATATAGCAGTATTTGCGCCAGCCAAACACACTCACAGTAAAAGTGATGTTGGACTTGGCAATGTTGACAATACCGCAGATATAGATAAAAGCGTTAAGTACGCAGGATCTTCTGGAAGTTCTAATACTGTTGTTTATACTGCTCTTACCAACACAGATTTAAATACATTACAAACTGAAGGAAGATGGTATTATGCTGGTGGAGGCAATACTTGTACAAATATTCCAGTTGCATCTGCTGCATTTGAATTATATGTAGGTCGTAATGCAAGTGGATGGCGTTATCAACAATTTACTGTGACGAGTGGAGAAATTTATATTCGTGTATTTGATTCTAGTAATTGGGGTTCTTGGAGAAAACTTGCATTTACAAGCGATACTGTTACTGCTGCATCATCTGTTCCTTGGAGCGGTATCACAGGAAAACCATCAACATTTGCTCCTTCAAGTCATAATCATACGATTGCAAATATTACAGATATAGGAAAGGCTTCTGTTAATTTTGCAAATTCAGCAGGTTGTCCACAAGGATTTTCAAGCAGAACTACTACTGCTACATGGGGTAATCAAACAGGAACTGTTGTTACAGATTGGCATACTTCTAATGGTGGTGATATTGCATTTCGTGACAATAGCGGTCAATTAAACGTTGTTATTGATGGATTCTTTTATCAGAACGAAGGTAAAAATCTAGTTCTTGATTCTGGAAACTATTCTAATTATGCCGCAACTAAGATTCATACTCACACAATTTCCAATATTACAAATCTTCAAACAACTCTTGACGGTAAATCAAATACAAATCACACCCATGATTTAAACCAAATGATTAATACACTTACAAACGGTACGTCAGATCCAGCTGATACAGATTATTATATTGCTCAATATGCTGGTGGTGGATCAACTACCACAACTTATCATAGAAGACCACATTCTGCTTTATGGAATTATATAAAAAGTAAAGCAAATAGTGTATATCAGCCGAAGGGAAGCTATGCGGCATCCAGTCACACTCATGACGACCGGTATTATACTGAATCTGAGATTAATACGAAATTGGCTAGTAAATCAGACACCTCGCATACACATAATTATGTTGTTGGAAGCTATACTGGCAATGGTGGACAACAAAAACCAAATTATTTCGGAACAAATAAAGTTGGTTTCTTAATGATGAATACTACAGTAAATGGTGATTCTAATTATAAAGATTGGATTATCATGGATTGCTATGGTGGTAATGATGTTGGTGGTAGTGTTGCACTTGGAGTTAATAGACAAAAGCTTGCAGCATATATTATGCGATCTGCTGCTGAAAGATCTAGTTGGGCTGAAAGTGCTGAATTGCTTCATACATTAAACTATACCTCATATACCGTAACAAAGACCGGTTCTGGTGCATCTGGTACATGGGGAATTAATATTACAGGAGCTTCAGGTTCTTGTACTGGTAACGCAGCTACTGCATCCAATGCATCTAAAGTTAATGGTCATACTGTAAATTCCGATGTTCCATCTGGTGCTAAATTTACAGATACAAATACATGGAGACCTCTTGGTACAGCAGCAAATACAGCTTGTGCAGGTAATGATTCACGTCTATCTAACTCTCGTCCTGCTAGTGATGTATATTCTTGGGCTAAAGCAAGCTCAAAACCTTCATATAGTTGGAGTGAAATAACCAGTAAACCCTCTACTTTCACACCGGCTTCACATACACACGCATATATACCTTTATCTGGAGGCACAATTACAGGTAGTATAATACGTAGTAGTGGAGGAAGTTGGATATCAGCTAGAAATAATGTAGCAGTTCGTGGTACTGCAACTGGTAAAGATTCATGGAATCCTGTGGTTGGTCAAGCTACACCAAATGGATATTGGACAATTGGCAACTTAGCGTCAAATGATAATTTAGCATTTAGCTATACTTCTAACACAAATTATAATGCCGGAAACAATTCGGCTACAACAGTGTATTTACCAGTGCAAGAAGGAACTATCATTACTTCTGCAACAATTGGATCTCAATCTGTAAAATATGCTACAAGCGCTGGTTCTGCCGGTTCCGTAGCATGGGGAAACGTAAGTGGTAAACCATCTAGTTATACTCCATCGTCACATACACATGATGATCGTTACTATACAGAAACAGAAATAAATACGAAGTTAGGAGCAAAACTTGGTGCAGTATCAGCAAACGGTTACTATGGTATGACAAGACCAGATGGTAATACATCAGACTGGATACGTACTACAACAGCTGGTCTTATACCGTATCAGTCTGGCGGAGCCGGTGCAGGACATTGCGGAATAGGTACAAGTTCATGGTATTTTAGTAATGCATATATTGATACGGTTAATTGTGTAAATACAAACGCAAGTGGATATTTGCAAGCGAATGGATTAATTAATACCTATTCAGAATACCAATCACAGAAAGGAAGCCGTGACTGGAGATTTGGCTCTGCAACTGGTAATGGAGATCAAAACTGGTTCGGATTTTATGACTATACATATGGTTTTCATGGTGGATGGTACGGTCCGGACCACATTTTTAGAGCTTATGGTGAGCTTCAGTCTACTTCAGCTAACTCATTCCGATCTGTATATGGTAACTATGGTTTTATTATTCGTAATGATGGAGCGAATATTTATTTTATGATGACCAAGAGTGGTGATCCATATGGTATATGGAATGACAATTATACAGTTTTCACTCCAAATGGTGAATGGCAAGTAAAAAAATCTCCATATGATAATGGTATGTCTACAGAAAGAGGATATGTGGTAGTATCTGATTCAAATGATAATAGAGTTTATTCTATATCAAATCATAATACAAATTATCTTGAAGTTAGATGTGGGCTTAATATATATCATTGTACATATTCTAATTCAGATATTAGATTGAAAAAAAATATTAACAATACATCAATTACCAATGCTCTTTCTGTTATTAATTCAATTAAAGTACGACAATTTGATTGGAAGGAAACAAATATACATCAGTCAATAGGATTCGTTGCAGATGAACTAGAAAAACTTGACCCTAATTTTTCACAAGGTGGTGGAGTTACAAAAGATGGTGGAATAGATGTTAAATCTGTAAATAGTTTTTATCTTCAAGGATATATAGTTAAAGCACTTCAAGAATTAAGCTCTCAGGTTTCAGATCTGAAACAAGAAAACAAACGACTCAAACAAAAACTAAATATGTGCAACTAAGGTTACTCTTAATTGAGTGACCTTTTATTTTTTTACTCAAAATTTGAAAGGAGCAATATATTATGATTATTTTAGGCAAAATTAAAGTTGATGACCAGGTATTTAAGTATTGTGAAATTTCCTATGATCCATTTTATGTAACAGTCATGTCTGAGAACGAAAAAGCAATTGTAGACCTCTTCAATAGTGCGAAGTCTATTATTGTAATGGATCAGTATGGTCTGGTAATCAAATCTATCACAAATTATTGCGGCGTTGAATCTTCTACTGTAAAATACGATTTTTACTGCGATAATGATAACACTATGAAACCTGTAATTAATATTAAACTCAAAGCGGTAGATCTAAATGCAAAAATTAAATCCATTGAAGATGCAATGAACGGTGATGTTACCGATGAGTCTAATATGTCTCTTGATGAATATAAAGCGTACAAAGTAAAACAGTATGGCGATGAATGCCAGAAGAAAATCTACGCTGGAGCTGATGTGGAAACTGCATATGGTAAAGAACACTTCTCTGCCACAGGTGATGATCAGGCAAATATTAAAACTTTATCTGATGTTGCCATGGCAACAAAGGTATCTCTTCCATATCATGCTGACGGTTCTCAGTGTAAGGTATATTCTTACCAGGATATTATTAAAATTTACTGTGAGATTCAGAAACTAATTCTTGCAGAGACATCTTATTGTAATGCTTTGAATACATATGTAAGAGGACTTAATACTAAAGAACAGATTGCGGCTGTTAAGTATGGTCAGGAAATTACAGATCAGACAATTAAAACTAATATGGATACCGTAATTGCGCAGGGAAATGCTGTAATGGAAGGTATTGTAAAGCAGTATCTTGAAACTGCAGTACCAGAAACTAAGACAGATGTTAAGGACACAGAAAATACTACAGATGGTACAGATAATATAGAAGATGCAGCTACAGAAAAATCATCTAAAAAGGCGTGATATAAATGAATAAATTAAAGCCATGGGCTAAATATTTATTTTTGTTTTACATGGGTGGTTCTATCTATTACTACATAGAAGTCCTGTTCAGAGGATATAGCTATTTAAGTATGTTTATTCTTGGTGGAATATGTTTCATTTATTGTGGGTTGCAAAATGAAAAAACTTCATGGGATTATCCGTTTTGGAAGCAATTAGCAAAATCTGAAGCATTTGTACTAATAGCAGAATTTTTGACAGGATGTGTTTTAAACTTATGGCTCGGTCTTGGAATTTGGGATTATAGTAATCTTCCTGGAAATATTCTCGGACAGACTTCTTGGCAGTTTGCATTACTCTTTTTGCCGGTATGTGCATTTGGAATTATCTTGGACGATTATCTAAGGTACTGGTTCTTTAATGAAGATGAACCACATTACAATTTTAAGCTTAAATAATCAATAGGGGTGGTATTATACCACCCTTTATTTTTATTCTTTTTTGTAATCAAGCATGTATGTAATTATTTCACCTATTGACATTTTATCAACTTGATCAGAAGTAATAAGATCATGTCCGGATTCAATTAACCCACGGATGTAATCGAATGCATGTAAATGTTGTATATATTCTCTCGCCTGAGAAATCGTAGTCATTCTCATATTTTTCATCTCAAATATTAAAATCTTAACTCCCTCTTCATTTTTATGTTTAAGTATAAAATTATTAATATCTGAGATACAGTCTGTATTCACTTCATCTTCTATAAAACTTTCATAATGATCAAGTCTTAGGCAAATCAATTTAACATAATTCTTGATTTCAAATTTTTCTTTCATATCAGTTGCCATTTTTTTATTACCATCCTTTTCTATTTTTTTTAAATTATACCAATTTTAATTAAATATTTCACTGGAAATATATGGTAATTGATCACTTCTAAAATTTAACTCTAAATTCAATTCTAAGAAAGGAGTCACATCTTATGACAAAGACAGAAAAAGCTACTCAGTGGATGGAAGCAACAGCTCGAAACGATGCACATGGATATGATCAGACTTTTCGTTGGAACGAAAAAGGCGATTATGACTGCTCTTCTGCTGTTTACACTGCATGGGTCAATGCAGGTATTCCTGTAAAAGATTATTCATTTAAAACTTATGGCTGTGCTTATACTGGTGTTATGAAAGCAGTATTTACACATTTTAAATTTAAGGATGTAACCTCTAAAGTAAATCTTGCAACAGGAGCAGGTTTACAGCGTGGAGATATTTTGCTTAATGAAAAACGTCATGTTGCAATGTATTGTGGTAATGGACTTGAAGTTGAAGCATCTATCAATGAAAATGGTAGAGCTACTGGAGGTAAACCTGGGGACCAGACTGGACGTGAATTCTTAATTCGCTCTTATAGAAATTATCCATGGAATGTTGTTCTCAGATATACTGAAGCAGCTGATGGTAATCCGCCTGTAACTACAAAAAATTATCTTGCTATGGGTGATAAAGGTGATGCAGTAAAAACAATGCAGACAATGCTTATTAAACTTGGTTATTCATGTGGAAAATATGGTGCTGATGGAGATTTTGGATCAGGATCATTAGCATCTGTAAAAGCGTTTCAGCATGATAATGGGCTTGTTGCAGACGGTCTTTATGGTGAGGCTACAAAAGCTAAACTTACAACCTTATATAATGCTAAAATTAAAGCAGAATCGGCTCCAAAACCAAGTTCAAAGCCATCTATTGCGTCATCTTCTAAAGTTGCTTCTGCACAGTCCTTTAATAAATCAATTGCTGGTACTTACAAGGTTAAAGCATCTAATGGTCTTAATCTTCGTTATAAACCAGGAGATACATCCAATTCAAATCTTATCATTACAATCCCTAATGGAAAATCTGTTGCAAATTATGGATACTACACTACCGTCAATGGAGTCAAATGGTATCTTGTTACATACAAAGATACACCTGGATTTGTTTCCAGCCGGTATCTTGTTAAATGATAGTACAGCACACAATGAATAAAGGGAGTGAGGATAAGGTGATTTAAATGGATAAGTTTGGTGGGATTAAAGAGAATGTAGAAGTTGTACGCAGTTTTGATTGGTGGACCGTTGTAATTGGAGTTTTGATTGCAATAGGTATTGTAATGCTATGCGTAAAAATTAAAGACTTCGTTGCTTCTACATTTGGAATTACTACAAAATCTGCTTTAGCTAAACAGGCACAAGAGGAACGTATCAAAGACTTGAATAATCAAATTATAGATTTACAGAAAGAAGTTCAACAGTTTAAGGATAATAGAACCAATGATAGAGAGCAGTCATTTGATATACAGAAACAATTAACTGACAGTCAGACTTTGCTACAAAATTCTGTCGAGAATTTAAGAAAAATGTTAGTTAACAAAGAGATTAATGACATGCGTTGGGAAATTCTTGACTTTTCAAATGCCGTTATGAACGGTAGAGTATATAATAAAGAGATATATGATCATATTTTTGACACATACACAGAATATGAACGAGTATTGGAAGAAAACGGTCTTGAAAATGGTAAGGTTGATTCTTCAATGCAATTTGTTCGTAATAAATATCTTGAGCTAATGGAAAAAAGCTTTAAGCAGTAATTATACATATGGGGTAATAAGTTGTTATTATACAGCTTACTACCCCATTTTTTCGCGTTTTTATTTACATGATATATTATATATTGGAACAAATACCTGATCATTGATTTCGAGCCGTTTTGGATAATTATTGATGAGTGCATCATATATTTGAATTGCCATTTTTTCTGTTATCACAGTATCTTTTTTTATTGGAATTTTCTGGATAAGATTTTTCATAATTATTCTGGCATTTTCATTTTCATATATATATTCGTCTGCAGGTATTGGATTAATCATGATATTAGCCTCCTATTGTAGAATCGAACATTTGTTTTGTTAAATGCCATTATATAGAATATATGTTCGATTGTCAAGGTTTTATGTCGAATTGTTGCAATTTATTTACCATGATTTTTCTATACTTCTGCTGCTATGTATGGTATTATCATATTTGTAACTAACATTTCAATTTTAATAAGACTCCAGCACGATTTAAATTGGCCTGCGTGCTGGAGTCTTGTATATGTAAAATTTATTCATTCCGTAACTTGAATAGTCCTTATAATAATCAGAACTTAAAAGTACAAAATTCCATACTTTTCTCCTAATAAAGTAAAAACCTCTGATATTTGCAAAGAAGAAGATTTTTTCAAACTTAATATTGCAAAAATGCGTGATGATCTATATAATAAATATAGAAATCCAAAAACTTCTTGATAAACAAGATAAAAAGTTATATACTACAATATATAAAAAATTAGAGAAAACTAAATAAAGTGCTTTTTGGATATAGGAGCAAATGAGCCAGCCTATATTTGGAAAGAACACTTTCAAAAAGGACATCCTATAAGGTGTCCTTTTTGTATTATTTTATATTAAACTATATAACAAAAGCCCAGCGATCCACACGGACAACTGGGCTTTTATTGTTACTATTCCTCATCAGCTACTTCTACCGTTGGCTTCGGCATTGACATAAGCTCCTTCAGTTCTTCAATTGTGTAACCGTTGGAATCCATGAGATTTGCAAGTTCTGTAAGCTGCGCTGCACGTTCGGCTTTGGACTTCTGGGCTTTTAAAATAGTAAGTTCTTTATCAATAGTCTTTTTCTGTTCTGATAATGCATTAATCTTCTCAGTTAATTTTTTAATTTCTTCATCAATTTTTGTAAGTTTTGAATTAAGCACTTCTTCTTTTGTTCGTCTTGTTCTTGCTGCCATAATAAAATTCCTCCTATTGGATAATTTTATAATTATACTACTCCATAACAACTAAAGTTTCAAGATAATTTTGAAATTAATGGCATATTTTTAAATAATAATATATGGCACTCATTGTATAAAAATTTTTTCTATTGTCATATATCATTGAGTCTATTTCTCTACCGCAAAAATTTATTCCATGTTTTTTATAAAAACTAATTATGTTACTTCTTAATCCCCAATTTTCTTTTCTAATCGACAAATAATCAATACCAATATCTTTTATGTCTTGTTTATAATATCTGTCAATTGCGTATTCAACTATTTTATCAAGCATTTCATTTGTGTTATATTCTACATCAGAGTTAAGATTCATCATTTCTAGTGGAGATAATTTTTCTCTTACTCTTCCATAACCAATATAACGTATTTCACTATTATGCAATTTGCACTTGTGTATAGGACATATTGGCAGCATTCGTATTTGATGTATATTGTGCCAATATGCTTCTCCATATTTTTTACGATCCTCAATAATACACATTGGACAATATTTCAATTGTCTATTTTCGCTACGTGGTCTTCTTATATTAAGCTCTGTTTTATAGCAGTCCGTTTTTAAATTATAAAGGAATTCATTAGCATAGTCATTTGAACAATACCCTGTATAAACATAAAACATTGTATGATGTTTTAACAGATTTTCTATTGATATAACTTTCTCAATATTATTTTCGGTATCTTTATTAATATTTCCAATAAATAATTTACTAATAACATTTGTACTGTTTACAAATAGTTCTTTTGCAATCTCATGCTCTCTCCATATACCGCTACTTATAAGATATCTACAGAACCAGCTGTAAACTGTTTCGTCATCATAGATGCTAGGAAATCTGTTTGTCATATTTTTATTTCCTCCACTATAATTGATTGTTTAAGCAGTTTTATAAAATCAATATTTTTTTCCTTAGATATTTTCAATATCGCTTCAATGTTATTAAACTCTTTTATTACGCAATCTTGTGTGATATTATTTGTTCTATCAGATACTATGTGTTTATTTTTCTTTTTATCGACTTTGTTAATGCTTGGTTGTATAAATTTGTGATACATTTCAATCCTATTTTGGTATGCTTCATTCAATATATTAATATTAATCTTACTAACTCCTGACATTATAGCAATTTCCTGAGCATCGTGTAATAATGATATTACAATTGAAATGTTACCGCAGGAATGGTCATATATCCATTTATAAAACTCTTCATTTATTGTTGCATTTTTTATAGTATATTGATATCTAAATAATATGTTGCAAATATTTTTGAAATACTCATCGTAAGAAAGCACTGTGTATTTAAGCCCCATAGTTCTTCTGGCAAGATGCTCTGCGCCTTCAAAAAATAACACGCTTTCCGGAGTCCCAACCATGCAAATACTTATTCCACTATTGTTGATAAGCTGTGTAAGAAATCCTATTATATTTTTACCGTTTTTTGAGTTTGCAACATTTTGTATCTCATCAATGATAAGAACACCTATATTATTTATTGCTATTGTACTTATTTGGCTTATGAGGGCATCTGTAGTACATTTATCAATAATTTTCCCATTTAAATATTGTGTTTTAAGCATACTGTTTATCTTCATCAAAATTTCGATCGCAAGACCTTTTACAGATGAATCAAATGGACATTGTACAGTTACAAATGGAATTATATCTGAGAATAAATTGCAATCAAATTTACAATTTTCAACAATAACATCTACTGCCCTGTTAACGGCTGTACTTTTACCAATACCTGAACTCCCTATTATTGTAAATGAATCAGATCCGCCAATTATACTATTAGAGTTTCCTGTTAAAAATCTTTTGTAATTTTCGTATCTTTGCTGTGATGCCAATTTTGAACTCTTCTTTTTTAGTGAGTGATATAAAGACAAATATAATTTGTTATAAATCTCTATGGACATTTTAGATGGAATATAAATATCATATAGATTTGATAGGGCAATCAGCCTTTCTCCAATATCCATATTTTTACTATTTTCATCATATTTTGGAACAACAGACAATGCTTTTACAAGTCCATCTCCTGATAACATTTTAGGTAATATTTTTGTATAATCATCCATTTAAGATATCCTCCATGAAATCAATATGATATTTTCTTTTAGCTCTATTTTTGACAGATGTAGTATATTTTGTATTTAATTTTTGAGGATATTGTACATTAGCTACTATCTCTTCCAAAGAATTTGCCAAGTCAATTTGTGCCTGAGTGTTACTATTACAATGACTATTTACGAGTTTTCGATGCTCTTTTTCGATCAATTCTACATCAGTTAACTCTTTACCATCATACCTACTTTCAATCAATTTAAACTGTATATAACACCCATTTTCTATAAGCCATACATAACTTACATTATCTGGATTATAAGCAACCGTTACTTCTCCGCCAACCAAATATTTTTCAATATAATTCTCATTTTTGTACCTCATTTTATTTACTTTAAGCCCAAATCTACTAAATACACCAATGGTTCTTGGAAGTAATGTGAGCATAATTTGTTTTAATGTTACCGGTATTAAGTTAGCTCCTGGAAGTAGTTTGTTATATTCAAAAATTCTATTCGCATATGGCTCAATATTGTTTTTTATCATATCTTCTGTATAAGGAAAATTCTTTAATATACGCTGCGAATTATAATATACAATACACCTTACTATTATTTTTTCAAAATCTTCTATTGTCAAACATGCATCTTTTCTATAATCATGTACTCCCCTTTCAAGAAAATCAGGTTCAACTATACCTTTATTTTTTAAATAAGGTTTGTATGTTTCTTGAATTATATTAAAAAATTTTTCTACAACACCTTTTAATTCAGGACGGTATGGTGGCAAATTTTTTAGTGTAACTCCAAGCTCAGTTATTTGTTCGAAATTTTCAGATACATATTCTTTTCCCATGTCAGTAACAAATGTCCCTGGGATTTCAGATATGTTCCACTGATCATCGTTTATGAATATACCAAGTTCTTCACAATGTTTCTTTTTATTGGATACCATATTTTGCATAAGCACCTTTAAACTATAAATGCCACCTTCCCAAGTTAATGCATAGCCATAACAAAAACTGCTATATGCGTCTATACAAACTGTTAATATAGGTCTTCCAACTAAACTGTTTGTTTCATCTATAAGATATATATCACATACTGTTGCATCAAGTAATCCTGTTCCAACTGCAGGTGCAAATTCTTGTATTCCATCTCCCAATAATGGTCTTTTGTTTCTTTGATAATTACTCAAACCATCCCTTGTGATGTAAAAAGCTTGCATATTTTTTGTTTTCCTATAGAAGTAGCGGAACTGATAAAAAGATGGAATATTAGATGATAATTTACCATCTGCATCACAGTATTTTTCTTTCAGCATAAATAAGTAAGAAGACTTTAAACTATATCTGTTTGTACTATAAAAATATTTATTTAAAGCCCACCTCATATTCTTTTCGTCTTTAGTAAGTGATTTTTCTGTAATACTACTTTTTGGTGCAAGTACACAAATGTTTTGAAAAATAAGATACTTGTAAAAGTAATTTCTAAGAGACTGTTTGCTTACATTTCTTTCTTCACATATTTGATTTACCAATGAGGTACGCTTGTGTTTATCATCCATAAAGGAAAGTAATGGAGCAATCATATTGTACCGATCGTATGCTATCTTTTTATTATGCTCTGAAGCTTCTGATATGTCGAATACAGGCTCCTTTGTCTCTTGTATAAGTAAATCCTCATCACACAAAATAGCGTCCTTAAAATCAATTTTATGCGCTGTATACGGCATTTTGGGATTTAAACAATCAATGATAAAAACTGATTGATCTGATTCTTTTAAAACTCTTGCTATTGTACCATTAAACTTATACAATTCATTCTTCATTAATAACAATCCCCCAATCTGATATACCATGCGTTTTCCAGTACTCTCTGGATGCGTCTAGTAATCTAATAGTCATTGGTTTTTGCAATAGTTTTCTTTCTATACATTCACGGACCATTAGATCACCTGTGTCTTTTACACATACAAAATCTGATGTGTAAGTTCTTTCCGGATATTTATTGTCTTTATATCCATCAAGATCTACATTTACACGTATATTGGTTATGCTTTGATCTTTTTCCAGTTTTATTGCATACGCATATTGAATCTTACTGTAGGTTATACATACACCATCACATTTGCATAAATGTAATTTTGTTGCAGCTATTTTTGAATTTTTATTCCGCATTATTTTACCTCCTATTTTTGAAATGATTTTTCCTAAAAACAGCTATTTTCTTGCTAAAAACGAGTGATTTTTTCCTAAAAACGCATTTTTAGTGTTATTTTCATTTTTAGCATTTCGTTTTTAGGAAAAGTAAAACAGTCGCAATCCCAGTAAAATCAATGGTTTGCGGATTTTCCTAAAAATACTTCCTAAAAACGAGGTTAAAAATACTATGTCGAGAGGCAATCACTTTTAGCGTTTTTTGAGGCAAAAATTTTATTCTTTTATTCTGGTCAAATTTTGCTCTGACGCAATATTTTCCTCTTTTGTGCATGTTAACTTGACTACAATAAAATCACAATTTTATCGGGAAAATGACCCACTTAAATCCCTTATTTTTATTGACTTCTAGAAAGTCGATTTTTGGAAAAATCGCGATTTTGAGCTATTTTTGGCTGTTTTTTGAACTTTTCGTCAAATTGCACAAAAAAATGACCTCGGATAAAAATATCAAAGGTCATTTTCTATGTTCTTGTTCTTATAAGTTCCTAGTAAGTAAACTATTTTATTTGATGTTTCAGGCTAAAAAATTTGCCCCATTTTACGCTAAAGTTTATTGCCCTCGAACATAGTATTTCTGACCTTGAAGTCATTATACGAAATTTATATATTTCTTGCAATAGTTCGAGTCCCAATTTCGCAATATTTTACTTATTTTGCTTAATATATTACGGATATTGATCAATATCATCATCATCTTTATTTCTTCCGGCAGTAAGACAAGCTGTAAGAATAAGTCCAACTACTCCACCAACCACAAATGTGCAGCCTACAATACAAATAAATGTACCAATACCAAGTGTAATCATGCAGTCTCATCCTCCATTCTGTTAATTTCTGTATCAAGCAATTCTAAAGCAGTATAAAATTTAGTGTCGATTTCTTCACAAATGCAATCAATAACATTTTTAATAATTTTTTTACGAATATAATTGAGCTTTTGATCTTCTGCAAAATCGTCTATAGATATATTCATTTTCAGATCATCAGAATCAAGCTCAACACCATTTTTATGTTCTTCTAATCTTCTTTCAAGATACCATTTAGCTTTTTTTAAATCCTGAAGCTCTTTTTGCTTGTCACCAACATATTTCTTACCGGCTCTGCAGATATATTTAACTACATTACCAAGGCAATAACCAAGTCCCCAGTCTTCTATAAAATTAATTACCTGGTATTTTGTTCCGCAATAATGAGACGGATTATCTACTGCATTATGTCCAGAAACTGGATCAGAATAAGCGTGGGATACAGTTTTGCAATTATCTTTTCTAACAAATGTTTTGAAACTATATGATAAATTACCGTATGTATTATCTATAGATTCAATTTCATCAAAATTGTTTAGAAGGTACTCAATTGGAAAAAATACATCTGCTGTAGAGATACATCTATCACCTAAATTAACGATTGTAGCATAAACTTTTTCGCAATAAGGTAAGAACATTTTATAGATACTTTCTCCACCAACTGCAAAATACTTAAGCGGAATTTCGGCTATAAATTTTATTTCTTCTTTTGTCATTTTTTTTAGCACATTAACATCTGTAACATATCCATTATCTTCATTGATATTGATTGGCTCTACTGCATAATTAAGTGTCGTAGAAAGGATAATATTGTTCCTACTTTTAAGTGGCTTGTTACCAATACTGTTCCATGTCTTTCTTCCCATGATAACAGAATGTCTCATTGTTAATTCTTTAAATCTTTTCATATCTTCTGGAATCTTATAAAGTAAGTCACCATCTTTGCCGATTCCACCAAAATTATCCATACAAACGATTGCTGATAACATAAATTTTCTCTCCTTAAATACCCAACGGTAGTGTCAATTGTGGCTTCATTGGCTTGTAATTTTCCATAGAAAAGTCATCAATTGTCATGTCGTAAAAGTTATTTTTTTCTGGATTTAACACCAATTTTGGCATCAAATTTTTATCAATTTCACTATTTTTTAACGCCTCAAAAGTGACTAAATGTCTCTCATTTGCGCGATGAATTAGCTCTTTTGCCTGGTCGATATGGAGGTCATAAATCTGCTCGTTAGCTACGAAATGAGTAAATTTTCCAGGCTTATATCCAGTGTGTCTTGCTACCATCATGAGCAGTGCAGCGTACTGAGTTTCATTAATTCCACCTCCACCGCTTGCAGCTAATAAGTCACCTGATCTCTGATTTAAAAATAGATCTAAACACTCTCCTCGGACTGTCCAAATAGTCTCATAAGCACATGGTTTTAATCCGTTTGGTTCATCTTTAAACTCCTCTTCTTGCCAGAGATTACAGATATGATAACGTCCATATGGATTGTTCTTGATATCATCTAAAACACGCTTTTTAAACAGGTCATAACGGTGTACTGTATGACCATATCTATATCCATTTGTACCGTCTCCAATATCCCATAAATTCCAATACGACACGCCCATTTCATTCAAAAGCTTGAGGTTATTTGACTCTTTTTGGAAGATCCAAAACATCTCTTTGATTGCACTTTTCCATGCAATTGGACGTAAAGTACAGATTGGAAATTCACCTTTTGAGAGGTCATATTGACGCATTTGATGTGTCACAAAATAGGTATGTGCAGGTGTTCCATCCTCATATTTTGGTCTAGGATTTTCATCTTTAATACCATTTTGAAGGATATTATAGATAGATTCTACGAGATATTTATCGGCTTTTGTCATCAGCCCATATTCATATTCCATTATTCGGTCTCCTTTAATTCTGAAATATTATTAAAAATTTCCTCTGCAATTTTTACATTGTCTGTATGAATGCTGATATCAATAATTTTAGGAGGTGTTAAAGAAAGCAACCCTAAAAGTGATTTAGCATCAATTACGTATCTTCCAATGACCGCATCAATATCATAATCATATTTACATAATTTTTTCGCAATAAATTCTGCATCACTTGGCGTATTCATTCTAAATTTCTTTGTTATTGTCATTTTTCTCATCTTCCTTTATATCTTCATCTTCTAAAAACAATTTATATCCATAATTGTCATTACAAATGTTATACAATTTTGCATTTGCATCTTCGGATGCAGGTACACCCTTTTTGTGAGTGTACCTTTTGCAAATGTTTTGTTTTGGACATGTTTTAGAATTTTCATCTAGTGCACAATAATAAAATGTGTCCATTTATTACTCATTTTTGTCAGTTGATCCGAAACCACCGTTACGTGTTGCTTTTGCATCGTCATCATCAGTAATTCCATATTCTAAGAAAATTCCCTGGGCGATAGCTGCATTACTTGTTACTGAAAACTCTTTATCTCCACGATTTACAAGTTTAATAAAAATGTGACCTTCGTTGTCAGAGTTAATAAAATCGCAGTCTATAATTCCTGTTCCATTTACTAGATTGCACTGATATTTAAATCCAAGTCCACTTCTTGGGTAAATCATAAGAACATAATCTGTATTCATACGACATTTAATACCTGTTGGAATTTTAATTACTTCTCCTGGCTTTAGTGTAAATGAAAATGGAGTTCTAATATCAAATCCTGCGCTAAACTTTGTAGCTCTTGTAGGTAACTCTAATCCATAATACATACTTTCAATTTCTTGTCTGAGTCTCTTAGATGTATCATCACCTGCAAGTCCAAATGTATCTAAATAATCTTTTTCAAACTGCTTATAGCTTACTTTCTCAAATTTTGCTACCCTCTTCATTTATCTTCATCCTCCTCGTCCCATGGATCATATTCATCGCAACATTCACAATCACCGTTGCAATGCAATTCTTTATTTGGATTAACTCTAAACATATATTTAAGAATTCTGTCTTCACCAATAGTTTCAATCGCATCGTAAGCTGTACCTCCATCAGAAAACAATACAGCACCGACTGGTGGTAAGTACGACTCCGTTTCAACAGTAATTGACATGTCATCTTCATCGAATGCAATCCAGAGTGCATCTGATGGATGGTCGATTTCTCCATTGTGTTCGTCTGCATAATTCTGAAGTTCTGTCATTATTTTTCTACGCTCCACCTCAAATTCAGCTTCTTCTTTTGTCTTGTAAATATTTCTAGCGTTATAATATTTATTATCAAAAACATCGTTTTCCCATTTGAGAGAAGTTATATTACCAAAAGGATCAATACGAAAATAATCTTCACCAAAATTTGGCTTCCAACGCTTATCAGTCTCTTTCTTTTTATTTTCTTCTTTATTTGTATTTGCAACTTTCTGTAAATCCTCTTTTACTCTTGAAAGTGTCTGTGTAATAGCTTTGATAACCTCTGGGCTACATCCTGATACATCAACGTTATATCCAATACAATTTGTATCCATATTTTATTTCTCCTTCTCTTTATACAAGTCTTTAATTTTTTCTTCTAAATATTTCAAATATTCATCCCACATATTTTTCGTGTAGATATACTCTTTAGTCTGACGTGCCATCATCAACTTTTTCATATCAGATTTATAATCAAATGGTTTATTTCTACGACCTAGCTTTTTTGCAAGAACATCGGATAAAAATGACTGTGTAAATCTTGAGAAAGTTAATAAATCCTCTTTCTGAACAAGAGCGATTATTTTCTTATATTCATCCATTTTGTCCGTTGGTATTGTAATGTCTGCTTTTGGGAAATTTTTTAGACTATAAGGTGTGATATCTGCACCGAATGATGATGCTTTTAATAGATTTGCAACTGCATCCATATCTGCAGTTTTGAATTTAAACTCTACTTCACTATCATATATATGTGGATCTGAATATGGAGTATTTGTTTCATTCATTTTCTTTAAAATATTCTTTCCACGAATAATGCTTGGAATATAAGCTACAAAAGTACCTCTACCATAATAATAAATCTTATTGCCAAATTGACATTTGATATATAAGTCATCATAACTTTTATCAACAGTCCCATCTTCTTCTCTTGGTACATCATGAGTTTCTGGTGATAGTTCTGGTACAATTCTGTACTTACCTTTAAAATGCTGTGTTAAATAACTCATAGGTATTCACCTCAATATTCTTCGTAGTAAGTTTCTTCACTTACTTCTACTTTATTTTTTTCTGCAGCATGAAGTGTATCTAATGCTTCCTTGCGAGTTTGGAATACATAATCGCCAAGAGCATTGTATCCAAATAGATAAACATGTCTGTCCTTTTTATCAACTCCACAAAAATAATCCTCTTCAACAGTACGAACTTTTAACTCACATAGATCATATGTACCATTCTTTTTCTGAATCCTGGCATAGTAAACAATGTCACCTTTATTTATTGTGCTGTACATGTTTTTTCTTCCTTTTCTTTTCTGTATTCCACAAGATTTTTTGAGTACAGAGGGAATCAAGTGTATTAATGACATTTTCAGTAACTTCCTCTAACTCATAATTCTTACCGCAATCCCAGTTATAAATAGGAAAATAAATCTCATCATGATCCATATCTGTAACTGTAAGTGTATATGTGTTATCTGATAAATCAATATCAACTGTTAATCTATCAATGTCTTTGTATACGAATTTGTTAAAGTATGCGTGGTCACCATAAATCTTAAAGCCATTATTTCGCAGCTTATTAAAATCCATCTTATTATGAACAATATATTTGTCATGAATGTCATTAATATTCATCTTGATTTCCTCCATGTAAGGGAGCCGGTTAAGACTCCCATAAAACTACTTTGTTTTCTTTTAGCGATTTCTGAACATCGATCACTCTCTGATTACTACTTCCACGAAATCTTAAGTTGATATCCTTTAAGGAATCAATGTATGGACCGTCTACAATTACATCGCAATTTGAAACTGCTTGTCTTCTGAAAAATTTAAGTAAATTCTCTTTATCTTTTAAATCTGAGGTTATTTTGGCATTCACGATATCTTCGTAAAGAAAACCTGTATATAACCATATTTTTTTATCTGGGAATACATCTTTAATTTGACATATAAGATTGTTTATTGTAATAACATTTTCATCTATAAGTGGAGAACCACCAAGAAAACTTATTCTGGTAATGTATGGATGATCAATTAAATCAAAGAACAATTTTTGCGTTTTGTCTGTAAATGGTTTTCCACCGTTTATATCCCAGGTTTCTTGGTTAAAACAGTTGTAGCAATAAAATTTACATCCCTGTACGAAGAGGGAAACGCCAATGCCCTCTCCGTTTGAGATATCCATATATCTTATTTGCGCATAGTTCATTACTTGTCCTCCACGCACTCAAAATCATCAAGATGATATACTCTATCGTGGATATCACCATATCGACCTTGGTTTCCACCATTTTTTGCAGTTCCAATATATCCGCAGACTCTAAATGCAATATCCATCGTTGTATTATCGTCATTTCCACAACTAGGACACTTCCATTTTAGTTTTCCGTCTTCATCAACAAGTGGAATATCGCCATCGTATCCGCATTTCTCACAATAACAACTTTTTGTATTAATTTCAGCGTACATAATATTTTCATACATGTATTTTATTACTTCGAGTAATGCAGGAACATTTCTGATCATGCTTGGCGTTTCAATATAACTGATGGCTCCACCTGGAGATAGTTTCTGGAATTTTGATTCAATTCTAAGCTTTTCAAAAGCATCAATTGGCTCAAAAACTGGAATATGATAACTATTAGTAATATAATTTCTGTCAAACCCATCTAATTTGATGAAAATATCATTTCCAAATCTATTCTTTAGACTCTTAGCAAATTTATATGTGGTAGATTCCAGTGGTGTGCCATATAGACTGTAATCAATATTTTCAGCAGCTTTCCACTGGGCACATTTATCATTGAGACGTTGCATAACTTTTAAACCAAATTCTTCCCCTGGTCCCTCATCGGAGTGTGATTTCCCAGTCATATATTTTACACATTCGTAAAGTCCTGCGTATCCAAGGGAAATAGTGGAGTATCCATCATAAAGAAGTTTGTCAATTTTTTCATGTTTACCAAGTCTTGCAAGTGCACCATACTGCCATAAGATTGGAGCAACATCGGAAAGTGTACCGCACAATCTATCATGTCTTGCTCTCAAAGCTTTGTGACATAATTCCGTTCTTTCTTCAAATAATTCCCAGAATTTATCAAAATCACCTTCGGAAGAAAAGGCAATATCGGGAAGTGAAATAGTTACAACACCTTGATTAAAACGCCCATAATATTTATGTTTTCCAGGTTCATAATTTTTTGCATTTGCAATATTACCAATACCAGAATCAGTAAATCGATCCGGAGTTAAGAAAGATCTGCATCCCATACACGTATACACATCTTCCTTTAATTCCAACATAATTTTTTCTGAAATATAATCTGGTACAAGTCGTTTTGCCGAACACTCTGCTGCAAGCTGTGTTAAATACCAATATGGTGTATTTTCTGTAATATTATCTTTTTCAGTAACATAAATGAGTTTTGGAAAAGCTGGTGCAATAAATACTCCATCTTCATTTTTTACACCTTGTTTTCTTTGGATAAGCATTTCTTCAATTAGTAATGCAAGATCCTTTTTCTCGTCTTCATTTTTAGCTTCATTTAAATACATAAATATTGTTATAAAAGGAGCCTGTCCATTTGTTGTCATAAGTGTAGTTAACTGGTATTGAATTGTCTGAATGCCTTTCGTAATTTCTTTAGAAAGTCTTCTTTTGACAATTTCATCAATGATATTTTGTGGAATTTGTCCATTTGGTTTTAATAAACAAAGATCTTCAATAACTTCTTTTCTAATTTTTTTTCTACTAATATCTACAAATGGTGCTAAGTGAGCGAGTGAAATACTTTGTCCACCATACTGACTTGATGCAACCTGCGCAATAATTTGAGTAGTTACTGTACATGCTGTTGAAAAACTATGAGGTGATTCAATAAGTGTTTCACTGATAAAAGTGCCATTCTGAAGCATATCTTCAAGATTAATCAAATCGCAATTGTGCATATGTTGGATAAAGTAATCTGCATCGTGAAAATGTAAAATTCCTTCATCATGTGCCTGTACAATTTCTGGAGAAAGTAAATATCTTCTTACAGCATCAGTGCTGGTAATTCCAGCCATATAGTCTCTAATGGTAGTATTTAAGATTGGATTTTTATTTGCGTTTTCACCTTTCCAATATTCATTATTTCCATCAATTAATTCAATGATTTCTTTATCTGTGCTGTTTACAATTTTTCTCTGAAACTCTCTGACACTTCTATAACCCTCATAAGCTCTTGCCGTAAGTTTCTGTTTCTTCGCAATTAATTTTTCATAAATCATTAATTCAATTGCCGGAATTTCTACTGACTTGAGATCAGAACATCCTTCCTCAATTTCATCAGCAATATTTCTAGCAATAATAGGCTTTACAATTCCAGAACCATTTTTCATTGCTTTCAGAATTGCATTTTCAATTTTTTCTTTATTAAACGGTTCTTTTGTTCCGTCTCGTTTAACAACATTAGGCATTTTGTCACTCCTTTACTCTAAATAAAAATCATTGATATAATCAATCGCTTCATTAATACCTTTAAAAATCACATCACAATCTTCTGGCAGCCATTCATAACTGTCATAATCGTTGAATCCAATAATGGGAATGTGGTTATCTACTGCGAATTGCAGTTCTTGAGCTGTTCCGATAGAAGTGTTTGTATGCTCCAGATTTACAAGGACTAAATCACATTTTCGAATACGTGATAAATAGAATTGTTTTACTTGTTTATTAGTGATTGCATTGCCACCATCACGATCAAAATAACGTGTTGGATTGATTACTTTGATAGTTACTTCTTTAATTTCTGAAATATTTTTGAAAATATTCTCAGCTTTTAATCTCCATTCTTTTCCACTGTCATGCATTCCTCTACATGCGCCGGCGAGATATACTGTTAGTTTTTCCATGTTACTACCTCTTAAATAAGTCCAGCTTCATCATCTGCTAATACCTTATCATAATCTTCTCTGAAGCATATAAATCCTGCAAACTGTAAACTTGGAAGTCCAATATTTTTATCTTTTGTTTCCTCCTTATATTTAATATCAATGAGTTTGCCAATAAGCTCATCTCGTTTTTCCCAGAGATCTTTTCTCATTTGATCTGAATATCCATATCCAACACCAGATTTTCCATCTTTATATTTAACGATTAACGATCCAAGTGCTCCTTTGTTCTTACCAGACCCTTCTTCGTATCCAATAACTCTTAAAGTCGCATCATAGAACTGTTTTACTTTAATAAGACTTTTGGTTCGTTTGCACTCATATGGCTTGTCAAGATTAATGCAACATCCTTCCCAGTCATTATCTTCTGCGTACTGAAGCCATTCCCAAATTTTACTGTGGTCGTAACCATGATATACTCTCGGAACAACTTCAATATTGTCTGTTGGATGGAATTTAAGTTTTTCTTCCAATTCATCTAAATCTTTGCTTCTAATGGAGTATGGTTCTTTAGATTTTCCAGACCAAAATTCTTTAAGGGGGAACATATCGAATACAACGAATTTTAATTGAGATTTGTCACCAGATTTGCTATTTGCGATTCCTGTACCTTTTTGGAATGCTTCAGAATCGGATAATCCTTCTTTATTTTTATAGAGAAGTTCACCGTCTACAAACATATTGTCATAGCCCATTGCTTGTAGATCTTTAATAATATGATCGACACCATTAATTTTCTTATTCTGTCTAGTTCTGCACTCAGTTCCAATAAAGCCCATTCTGCAATTATGTACTGCAAACCCATTTGCAAAATATGTATGGTTATTTTCAACTTCTAAGTCATAAGACATTGTATAGGCGGTACATGCAGGACCAAAATGTATATTATCATCTAATAATATTTCTTCAACAGTTTGTTTTGTTAATGCAAAATAACCAAATTCTTGCGTCCAATCCTCGTATGGAATTTTATGCCATTCTTTACTTAATTTTTGCTCACGTAAGTCGTATGGAATATATTTTGCAATTAGATCAAAAAGTTTTCTTGTGCCATTTGCATCTACTTCAATCTGATATCCTGCATCATCCAAACAAACTTTGTATCTTGCCACACGATTAGTAATGCCATATTTCTTATCCAAATAATCACTAAAATTATATACTTCTCTTTTATTATGTCTGTGTGTTGCAAATATTACTCTTGGTTGTACATTCACAGCAGTTTTTGACCCATCTTTTTTACATGGTAATTTCGAACCGTCATCTATATAATAAATAGCTAACGCTAATGGGGTTATATTATTTAATACCTCTTCTGTAAAGGTATATCCAGTTCTTAGCACATTTGATTTATTGTAAAAATAATCAGGTAAAGTATTTATACTTTTAATTGTACATCTTTCCATATCAGTACCGTAACCGCTTTTGGCTTTTTGATATGTACCTGTATATATATCAAATAAATCACATGTTTTATGAAAGAAATTATGATATAATTCTTTTTTCTTACAATAATTAAACCTTACAGAATTTATACTTGGATTATCAAAAGCAACACTTCCGTCACCAAGCCCAAGTCCTAATAAAACAGATTTTTGAGTTTCAGAAAATTCATAATCATAATAATAAAATTCATCTCCAACTTTTAGATTACCTGCATACTTCCATCCATTTGGTGTAAAAAATTGATGATTTTTTGTTGCTGTAACATGGATTTTATTAGAATTAAAATTTTTATGTGAAATAATTTTTATCCATTCAGATTTAGGTTTTAATCCATTACGAAATGTATTAAGAACTTTTTGAGGACTAATTTTATGTGTTTTTTCATCAAAAGACATAACTATATCGCCAGGAACAATGTCTTTTATTTTTTTAACACTTCCATCCGCCATAGTAATTTTTGTGTCTTTATAAAAACATCCATTTAGTTTGCGGCTAATATAAATCAGCTCATTACCTTTCAGCTTAACTTTTTCAATTGAAGTACCAAGCTGTACATTAAATTCTTCAATCAGTCCTGGAATAGCTTTATTGATAAGCTTGGAGTCTGCACCTAATCTAAACTTCTTTGTTACCATTTCTTCATAAAACTGACATTCAGCTTCAGATTTAGAATTATTGCAAATAAACTTTCTGACAGTAGCGACATCTACATCAGTACCTGTATTATGAGTTTTTAGGTAATCAATAACTTCTGAGAAGTTTTTTGGCTCAAATGTTGCATAATTTGCAGCCTTTGAAATAGTCATTTTATCGATCTTTTTTGTGCTGATTCCTGTTACGGTATTACCGTCTAGTAAGAACACCAGACACTTTTTAAGAAGCTCATTATCCTTATTTTCTCTAAGGATACGCTGCTTTTCATTCAGGCTTGAAGTGTTCTGAATAAGTTTTAGAATTTCAATTACTTCTTCCAATAAATTAATCCTCCAATCTTCCGATTACTTTTATATGTTCAGTGAATAGTAATGTTAACTGTCCACTGCTATGTACTTCTTCAACTGAAATGCAGTTATTACAAAAACCAATATCTGCAATGCATCCTATAATATTACTTTTATAATTATCATCCATGATAAAAACACAGCAGTCACCGATTCTATGTATAACATTATCATCATCTACAAGAGTGTTATTTTTGATGTACATTTAATTAATCACCACCCTCTTGCAAGTCGATTGATGTATGAAGAAGTTCACTAATTGATTTTGTATTTTTATTAAAATATTTCATAACCTCAATTGCAGGTTCGATGTCTTCAAAAAATAAACCAATATATTCATATTCATTTTTCTTTATAAACTTTTTAATTTTATTTAATTGCTTAAGATCGATGTAACAATTTTCAATCAGTCCATCATAAACAATTTTTATATACTCTCCTTTTAATGGATATAACCCTAAAAGTTCTGAAATAGGGATATAAACCTTAACAGTTATTGGATCAATTTTGATTTTATATTCTCTACCATACTTCTTCATAATCTGAGAAATATCATTAATAAGTTCTATCATATTATTTCCCCTTTCTTTTAATTGTGCTTAACCACGTATTTCTTGCATTATTACTTGTATTTAGGCATTTGTAGAATGCCTGTGGTTCAGCACACAATAAACATCTTTTCTTTGCTCTTGTAAGCATTGTATATAACATACAGTTGTCTAATAATTTATAATGGGTATTATCAATTACACAAATAACTGTTTTCCTGGAAGATCCTTGCATTTTATGAGTTGTTAAAGCATAAGCCATATCCAAATCTGCAAGTTCACTTCCTTCATATCTAATTACTTTATCTCGTTTCTCATAAACTATATTGTTATCTTCATCAAAAACTAACCCAACGCCTTTTTCTATTTTAGGACCGAATGACTGATAAGTAACTTTACAATAAGTCACTGGCTTTTTACCACTCATGTCTTTTCCAATAAATGTGATATAACCAATTTCACCATTAAAAACATTTCGATCATAATCATTTACTGTCTGGACAACTTTACATCCAAGTTTAAATTCTTTTTCACCAAATGAGATTGACTTCCTTTCGTCTTTAAGTAAGACATCTGCAATATCTTTATTTAATTCATAAGCACTGTTTAAACAGCCTTCTCTACGAGGTACTGCTATACCAACATTGTCAATACCATCTGATTCAACCGCTGAGAAGAACATTTTTAATGCAAGTTGATGAAGTGAATCTCTAGTATCTCTGAACATGTAATACATGTCCTGTAACTCGCCATGAACTAATTTTTTTGATGTAATAACTTCCGTAATGGGGTTTTTATTATCTCGAATGAGATTTGCATCGGTAAGAATTCCAGATTTTTCTGCTTGACGCATAACTTTTGTAAGTTCATTGATATTTTCTTTTGGTAAACAATGAATCAAATCAGAGAATATATTTCCAAAACCAATAGGTGGCAACTGTTTATAGTCTCCACAAATGATGATTTTTGTATTATCACCTATAGCTTCTAACCATGCTAAGAAGATTTGTACATTTACCATAGAAGCTTCATCCATTAATACTACTGGAGATATAAGTTTGCAATCCTTATTGTAATCAAACTTATTTGGACCATGACATCCCAATGTTCTATGAATCGTCATTGCAGGATAGTCTGTAGCTTCTGTAATACGCTGTGCTGCCATTGCTGATAATGCACAGGCAGAAATATTGTGATTTGCCAAAGAATATGCACGAATAATTCCACGTAAAATTGAACTTTTACCGGTACCGGCTTTTCCTGTAACGAAGCTAATACTCTGCGTTAGTATAGAGCGTATAATTGCCTTTTGTTCATCGGTATAAGAAAATCCTTGCTCTTGTTCTGCTTTAACGATTCCTGCCTCTATTTCATCGTTTTCTATAGGCACTGGTGACGGTTTATTCAATCTTTCTTGAATGATAGACAGGATCTTCATCTCAAGATTGTAGTATAGCTTAAGTCCAACTCTATCTTCATACTGATGTAAAAATGAATTATTTTCAAGAACTCCATCAAATACATCTATACACTCTGGAGCTGAATCTTCAACTGCAGCTTTTAAAATATCTACACTACAATAAGTATGTCCATCATTCTCACCAATTTCAGTAAGGTAATAGGAAATAAAAGCAATACATCTTTCTCTGGATTCAAGAAGTTCAGGTTTTAATTTAAGTGCCAATTTATCTACCTTCTTAAAACCAAACCCTTTCATAGAACATAAGTAGTATGGATTATTTTCAATTTTCTGCTTTAATAATCCAGGGTTTGGTTCATTGCTAAGAAGGTTTTTAATCATTGTGAATGTAACACCTAACGGTTTTAGTAATGTGATAATATCTGAAATAAGGTAATTATCAATTATCTTGTCTTTTATTTTCTTCCATGTTTTTTCACGAACACCTTTAACTTTTGAAAAATCAATTGTATCTAATTTACCGTCAGCTACATCATTTACAACATTTGGATATGCAGCAAGTAATGAATCTGCAACACTCTCAGGGATAAGTGATTTAAGAAAAACTTTAGAATCTTCCACAGTCTGCGGAGCCAATGCATAAACTGTGATTGGTACATATTGTGCCCCATATTTTTTATCATCTTTATATGTTGCAGTAATCTTATATTCTGAACCAACACACAGTTGCTGCATTCGTCCGGCTAAAGTTCCGACAAAAGTATCACCATGCTCATCTCCGAACAAATCTTTGTGAACAGTTATCTTCTGACAATTAGGAAGTTGATCAGTTGTATTGAATGAATAAACTCCCCAAGACGTATTTTCACTGTAGAAGCGCTCATATGAAATTCTGGCTGTAAATTCAAACTGCTGATCATCATTACTAAATTGTTCTGAATAACTCATTATACTTTTGCCCCTTTCTTACGCATTTGCTCAAGCCACATATTATATGTTTTTATTTTTTCAACAAAAAAATGTTCTTCTCTTTTTCTTCCTAATATTGCAAGACAGCTTCCTTTTTTTATATAGTCAGAATACTCTTTTAGCTGACTAGACCATATTGTCGCTTCAATAATTCCATATGGAGTATATAAATCAAGATATGCAAACTGATTTCCATTTTTATCTTTTTTCCTTTTGACATCAACAATCACACAGAACAAAACTGTTTTGTCGCCATCCATTACAAGGTCCCAATCAATTTTAGTATATTTATAAGCATCTTTTAACGGATCATTAGTTAAAAACATTGATAAAGTATCAAATTCCCATAGATATTCATCTTTAGCGTATTTTTCTTGAAAATCTTCCATATGCTTTTTATATTTTATGTTTTGTTCTTCTAAAAACTTTTTCTCTTTTACTTTATTATAGTCATTCAAAAGTTTTTCTTTGTTTACTTTTTTGCCATCTCTATAATCTTCTACGTTTAATCCAAATGGAATTAATTTAGAATATGGAGATGGAGTTGTTGTAACAGGTTTGTATTCTTTTCTAACAAACGTGGAACCTGCATATTTTTTCAATGTTGACATCTTATTTTTAGTTGGAATACCGCCAGCTTTAATAAGGGTGATAATCGCTGTTTTGTCCTGCACTTTTTCGATGAAATCATTTAAATTCTTGTAAGGTCTAAAATCTATAATTTTGTCAACAATACTGTCACCAAGACCTTTTACTGCCAATAATCCAAACAAAATTTCATTGTTCTCTGCAATTGCAGTAAATGATTTGTTCGATTTATTTACATTTGGTGGAGAAACTTTTATTCCAAGACGTTTGCAATCATTTATTACAATACTAATTTTTTCTACTTTGTCTGATTTTGACGTAAGAAGTGCAGCCATAAAATAAACTGTGTAGTGAACCTTTAGATATGCCGTAAGATAAGATAACAAACCATATGCCACAGCATGACCACGATTAAAACAATACTCTGATTGTTTTAGCATTAGCTGCCATATTTCAGATAACTCATTTTCTGTCCAATTTTTCTTTTTCAATCCAGATCTAAAGTCTTTTTCGAGACCAGCCATTTTATCTTTTAATTTTTTGCTTATTGCGCGCCTCGCATTGTCTATGTCTTCTTCTGGAAATCCTGCATATCTAAACAGTTGAAGAGCTTCTTCTTGGTAAAGTAAAACTCCTTGAGTTGTTATAAATAGCGTTTTTAAATCTTCATGTATTGTTTGTGCACTTTCCGGATGCAATTTATTTTGACAGTATATAGGAAAGCTATCTTTTGTACCAGGTCTATTAGCAGCGTTTACTACGATAATATCCTCTACATTGTCTGCTTTAGCTTCAATACACATTCTCCTTGCTTCTGCAGATTCCATCTGGAATATGCCAACAGTGTGACCTGGTTTATAAACTTGATCGTAAACATTTTTGTCTGAAAGATTCAAATGGTTGATATCTACATCTTCCCATGTAATTCCTGCCATATTTAACGTATCGTCAATAATATCAAGTGTTTCAAGTCCAAGGTAATCCATTTTAATCAATCCAAGATCATCCATCGCATTATGCATCTCGAACTCAATCATAATGTTTCGTTCTTTATCATAACAAAGTGGCGCATAATCTGTTACAGGAGTTGGCGTAATTAAAGTACCAGCAGCGTGTCTTCCCATTGATTTCGGAAGACCTTCTACATCCATTACATATTTAAACCACAATGGGAATTTGTTATATACATCATCAAGCTTTGGATTTTTACTTAGAATATCTTTTAAAAGAACATCTTTTTCCTCTTCCTCTCCAAGATCATTAAGTGTTTTGATTGTTGGAATCATTTTTGCAACATCATCTCTCAATTTATAAGGAATCTGCTTATAGTATGGAGAATCTTCTTTTTCATCAAGTACTTTACCAATATCTCTAATTGCAACTTTTGTACTCAAAGAATTGAATGTACAAATTGGAGCAACATTTTCTTTACCAAAAAGTTCTTCTGATATTTCAACCATTTCTTTACGTCTACGCTTTGAAATATCCCAATCAAAATCTGCCATAGACTTTCTTCCAAGGTTTGCAAATCGTGAAAAATCAAGCCCCCATCTTACACTGTCAATCTGTGTGACGTTAAGCATAAATAAACACAAACAATTTGCACCAGACCCACGAGAATATCCTATAGGAATTTTTCGTCTTCTTGCTTCTTTTGCAAGCATATACAGCATAATAAAATAGTCTGTATAATCAACTGCATATAAAACTGGCAGCTCTGTTTCAAGACGTTTTTTTCGTTCATCTTGATCCTCTTTTGACATATGACCAAATTTTTCTTTGAATGTTTTAAAAACTAAATATCGTAGATATTCTTCGTGATTTTTATATGGACCATCAATTTTGACCTTCGGCATAATATTGCCTTTATTTAGCCCAATATCAATATCTTCAATAATAGAAGAAATATTATTACTTTCTTGCAAACCTTTATCAATTACAGCTTTTGGGAACTGATAAGATAATTTCTGATATATTTCTAATTCTTTCTGAAGGTAACAATCAATATAACTTTCTCCAACTTCACGTCCTTCACCAATTTCTACAAACATTGCATGAGAGTCAATTAGAGAATCACTTAACATATGCGCATCTGTTGTAATAGTATATGGAAGATTATGTTCATTGGCGAAATCAAAGATAAGTTTATTTGCTTCTGCCTGTGCTTCTGTAGTATGTGACTGTAATTCACAAACAACGTAATCAAAAATATCCTTAATGTCCTGGATAAATTGTTCTGCCTCTTTATATCTTCCATCAGTCAGATATCTGCTAAGTCTACCGGCTTGGCAAGCAGTTAAGCAAATAATGCCTTTACCAAGATTATTATCTTTGATATATTTCATATCAATTCTTGGTTTTTTATATAATCCTTCTGTTCTCGATACCGATGTTATCTTTAGTAAATTCTTATAGCCTTGCTGTGTTCTGGCAAGAAGTACCATATGGTAACGTGGCTGCTTATAATCTTTTGTATCAGCTTTCCATGTCATATCATCTACTTCGTATATTTCGTTTCCGATTATTGGCTTTATTCCTTGCTTTTTGCATTCTTTTACAAAGTTTACAATGTTTGACATTGAACCATGATCTGTTATAGCCATCGCTTTCATTCCATTATCTTTTGCAAATTTTACTGCTTCTGGTACTTTTAAAATGGAATCAAGTAATGATCCTTGCGCAGTGTGCATATGTAACGAACTGTACATCTAGTCACCAACTTTCATCTTCGTATTCATCGTTATCTTCTATATCTTCGAAAGAAGTACTTAAAACATCTACGTCATCAATAACAAACTGTAATGTTTTAATTCCTTGATACTCACTAATGCATGGATTTCCAACAATATTGATTTTTGCAACATTATCAAATGAATTTTTGAGCCAATCCATAACAGAATTATCATCTTTACATTTAAACTGTACAAACTTAATCTCACCAATTTTAAAGCAATAAGAATCTTCATTCTTGCCCTGAATGGTAATATCGTCTCTATTTACTTCAATATCTGTAATAGCAATCATTGGTTCTTCAATGCCTTGTCCAATCAAGTCTGTAAATTTTGTCATCTCATAAATGATGCTTTCATTTACATCGTACTCTGGAATGATAAAATCACATAAATAGACTTTAGTGAAATCTTCATCTTTTAATTCATCATTGAATATTTCTTTTGCTTTTTCTACGTTATCAACTGGGATTTCAATACCGAATGCAGATTTGTGCCCCTGGGCAAAATTGAATTGATTGTTAGACTCTACAAGATCTCTGAAACTTTCAATAGGACTATGGTTTATATTTCGTCCACTACCACCAAATACAATGGTATTTGTTTTATAATCATAATGTTTCTTTAATAATAAACACGGTCTGTTGTACTTCTCAGCTACTTTGATTGCACATACTCCTGTCATTCCACCATCAAGAAGTTCTGATACATCACACATGATTACTTTATCATTAGGATTTTCTCCAATCTGATCAAATATCATCTGTACACTTTTTTCACGGCTCTTATCCTGTCTTGCTTTTGCATTCTTTGCAAGTCGTGCAGCTCTATCATAAATACTTTCCTGGATAACCTCTGCAGGTTTATCTTTTGTTGCACGTTTCTTATACTCGAACCAAGCATCTTGTTCGATAAATGCTTTAAACATAAGTTCTTTTTCTTCCGGTGAACCGAACCTCGTACAGCCGTTCAAAATTGGTGTCACGTAAAATTGGACATTATGTATATTCACCACTCCACCCATACTATATTCCTGAGCATTTATAAGTGCTTGAAAGAATTTGTTACTGATGTTGTGCAATCCAACCTCTACGAGATATTTTGTTTCAGGTGAACGCATGTCCATTACATCTGAAATATTTGCTAAAGCAACCAAATCTAAAAAGTCATCTGCATATTCACACCATAAAAAATCATCTAATGCTTTTAAGAATTTATATACAATCCCAGCTCCACATAAGCTTTTATTTGTATAAAACTCACTCATCTGATTATTTACGATTAATGCATATGGATTGTCTATTAAGTTTCCTTCTTTATCTTTTGCTTGTTCGTGATGATCTAAAATAAGAACATCAACTCCACGATCTTTCAATATTTTGCATGCTTCTACATCATTTGTTCCTGCATCCGGAACAATCAGCAATTTTGTATCTTTATCAACAATTACATCATCATCTAATCCCTCAAGACCATGTGCTTTTGTTCTCTTGTGAAGGATATATCCAACAGGATAATCCTTATTTAATCTTTTAATATACGAATACTTCATTGCTGCACAACAATTTCCATCTACATCTTCGTCTATAAGAATCTGTATTTTATCGTTATTATCAAAATGGCTTAAAAATAATTCAACAGCTTCACCGATATTATCAAGTAATCCATAATCAAGCTCTGCAGAGTGATCTAATGATAAATACTCTTTTGGATTCTCAATATCTCTATTTTTCAGAAAATCAATCTGAATATTCTTTAAGTCATTATATTTATTTTCCGAATTTTTATATAACTTAAACTTCAACTTTCCAATCACATCCTATCTGTTAACGGATATACATTATTTTCCAATAAGTATTCCCATCTATCTTTATTATCCGATGGAGATTCTTTCTCACCTGTTAGCTGATTGTCTTTATCGAACATATAATACGCTGGAATGCCATCTGGTAATCTATCCGAAATTCTCAGTATATCATCCAAAACAACATCTTTATCAAAACAAAATACAATCTTAACGCCAAGTCTAATCAGCATATCTAACTGATGTCTTGAAATATTCTTTCCTCCTGTAGATACTGCATTTTTATATCCATAGGACCATAGCTGCATTACACCTTTTTCTGATTCAACAACATATACGACTCCTAACCTTTTTATATATGGAAGCGTTTTATTCAATCCGAATAGAATTTTTGATTTTGCACATTTCTCTAAATACAAATATTTACATTCAGATTCATCAACCTCTTTTTGAAATAATCGACCCTTCACTCCGACTAAATCGCCAATTTCTGAATATATTGGTATTGTTATTCTATTTGTTTCGGTATCATAGCCAATCTGAAATTCTTTCTGGGTTGAATAACTAATCCCATCTTCATAAAATAAGTCATTCACGTAAGGTTTATAGTAGTCAAGTATTTCAACAGGTATTGGTTTTAATGGAACTTCTTTCTCATCAGTTTGCTCTGTAGACATTTCATTAACTAATTTCAATATCTTTAAACTCTCAGGTATATCTGATTCAAAGTCATGATAATAAGAAATTCCAACCTCTTGACATATAAATTTCAGTCCTTCAGGAAATGATAGTTTTTCACAAAAGCAAACTAAATCAATAATATCAGTAGCTCTGTCAGTTTCAACCATTTGTCTCGTATAGTTTGTACATGATAAATTTTCCGTATTATATATTACGATTGCACCGGTATTATCACCGTCTGGATTTCCGCAGGTCCAATAATCTCCATGAAATTTAATATGATGGCAGTGAATCGCATCAAGAATCTGTTCCACATAATTATTTTCTAATATATATTCTTTTAATTCTCTAGCATCCACTGCCAATCACCTCACTAATTATTTTTGTCTTTGTATTAACTGCCCAATATTTATCCAAGTATTGTAATCAAGATTAATTTCGAATAACATAATCTTGTCCTTACTTCCAGCTCTGTTTTTATCAATTTTAATTGCAAAATATTGCTTACCTAAATCCAGGTCAGATATTGTAGGATCACCCCATCCAGGAGTATCACATATCATCTGATATTTGTGGTATTCACTTTTTTCAATCATCTTTCCAAGAGTAAGCGTATCAGTAACATGTTTAATACCTTTACTAGATGCAATATTCATAGAACTCAACTGGAACACATCTGTAAACTTACTATCATCAGATAACTGGAATACTGCAAATCCAAACATTTTAAGCTCTTTTGTAATTTCCTTAAGCTTAGTTGCAATCTGCTTTAACTGCGCCCAGTCCTCTACTTGATAGTTTTTCAATGTATCATAACCATAATAGGTTACTTCATTTACAAGCTTCGCCTTACGTAATTCAAATTCAATACGTTCCATAGAATAATCGTCCTGGACATCTTTGTACAAAAGCTTACCTTTTGTATTCTCATCAATCCATTCTCCTACTTGAACGATTTTGTGATACTCATCTGAATCACGTTCAACCCTTTCTATATACTCTTCTTCTGACTCTGTATAAATACCATTCTCATCTATATGTCTACGAATTATCTCACCGTTTCTATCTCTGTACGCACCCAAAACAATCTCACGTTCTGGCTTCTTAATCTGAATACCATGCAATTCTTGATACTCTTTATTATTGATTACAGTAACAATCATACAGTTTTTAAGGTCATCTTCGTCCATCTCATTAGACATAAGAAGAAAATTTTCATGCTGTACCAAAGTCACATAAGCTGCTAATGCAATAAGCTTTCGAGATTTACCACCATTTGAGATAAAGCCCTCAAAATGCGTTTTACCCTCTCGCATTCCAAGAAAGAATTCATTGTACATTGGCCAAGGATATGGAAGACCAAAGTTTGGTTTCTTCAGATATCTTTTAATCTGATCAGCATTACCTTTTGTAAGCTCTACAGCTTCCTCTCCTGCATTAATTACAGTATGAATTTTATCTGCTTTTGCTCTGATAACCCTGTAAATATCGTTAGCTGTCATCTTATCAAAATTCTTATGAGCAAGAATCTTATCAACAGGATAGCCGTTTCTTCCATACTCCCTAACAAGAGAGTATTTTTTTACTGTATCAAAATAATTCTTGATGTCATTCGAATCTGCCAAACGCATAAATTCACTAATTGTCTTCCAACCGTGATATTTCTTATAGTTACTCATTCGCTCGGCATCCTGTGACATAAATACATTCAGTTTTGTTTCGTCAACTGTTTGGGAAAATTTAAGATAGTAAGTTTCAAGACATTTATAAAAGAAATAGACTACTTCATCAGAAAAATCATATTTAGGTCTCATAAAATTGCCATATGTAACATATAGATCCGGAGATTTATATAATGCTCCAACGAACATAATCTCAGATTGTACATTACATACATTATTAATTTCTTCCATCTGCCATTCCTTATCCAAAAATATCAATTAGTAAATCGTCCAATGAGTCATCACTATTATTATTTGTTTCAACTTTTTTTGGCTGTGGAGCAGTTGTTAATATTAATTTTTCATCAGCTTTATTTGATTGAGCTTCTGCCTCTAAGATTTTCTGTTTCTCAAGGAATTTTAAGTAAGAGTCATATTTATTGTATAGAACTTTTAAATCATATTTAACTCTTAATACACCTGTTATATCCTTACCTTTTGCAACATTCTGTGCATTAATTTTATCCAGATAAGATTGTTTACGCACAAACATGTCATATAAGTGCTTTGGTGGAATTTTAACACCATATTTACCATCATATAGTGCTGCTATAGAATCCCATGGGACTGTCTGAATATCATACTGTTTTCGGATATAATCATTAACAAGCTTTTCATCAAAGATTCTATCTACCTCTTTGACAGCTGCTATCTCATATTCATTTAACTTTGTAATATCCTTTTTTCTTCCATTAAAAACACCTACAATCTTTACATACGCATCCTCTTTGTACTCTGGAATATTTTCCACAAATATTGGTTTGTCTGAATATTTCTTTTTAAAACAATCTTCATGCCAATACTTATTTTTAAATACAAGAATACCTTCCTGATCTGCATCCTCGATGATAATATCTTTTGAGCAGCCACCACATTTTCTGTGGAATCCTGCAGATTCTTTAAAACACTTTTCGTGATAGAAAAGTCCATCAAAGAATACTACATTTTCCACAGATTTATTTCTTTCAAAATGGATGTGGCGTTGGCAACAATGGCAAACTCTATCAAATTCATTAACTAAATTATCATTCTTTGCTCGTGCCATAATTTATCCAATCAGTTTTTCATCGTCTCAATAACTTCCTGTAATACAGAAATATCATTTACATTCTTGTATGCAGTTGGTAAACCTTTTGCTTCAAGTTTTTCTTTAAGGGATTTCTTCTCGACTGGAGAAAGAGAATTTTTAATAGATACGATTTCTTTTCGAAGATCGTCTGGCGTTGGAGATGTTGAAGTGGATGCATCGGATGATGTTGTATCCTCTGTAACAGGATCGCCAACCTTACCAAGCACCTCTTTAGCATACAGGTCCTGCTCAACTTCGACTGCTTTAGTTAAGTCGTTCTTGAGAATAAAATCTTCTTTACCTTTATTTTTATCAAGTGCTGCTTGCCAATCAAGTAATGATGGGTCTTCTACAATTTCACCAGATCCATGCACTCCTGTACGGTCTTTCTGAATCTCAGCACAAATCTGTCCGGTTTCTTTGTCAAAGAAAGTGCGGATTACTGTGTTAGCATTGTACTCAAGACCTTTAAATCCATCAATAATTTTCTTACCTGTTGCTACAGACTGGAACTGTCCATCATCTGTTTTGATGTTTTTTGTTTCGTCTTTTTCTCTGGCTGTTGTAATACAGTGAACTCCAGATGACATAAGATCGAGAATAAGGTCTTGTCCTTTAAACTTTATTACATTAAAATCTTTTATTTCAAGTCCGGCACCTTCAATCTTAACAAGTCGCTCATCTCCAAGCAATCCAGCTTTATCGGCCTTTACTTTATTGCGCTTCTTAGAAAACTCAACTAATCCAGACTGTGTTGTTAAATTAAGAATTGTTGTGCCATCTACTACAATTGCATCAGCTCTAAATGGTTTTCCATCTGCATCTGTAACAATATCATCTGTTTCATTTCCTTCATCATCAAGTTCATAAAGATCTTCGTTATTTTTCACTTTTGCAATATACTGTCTGACTTCTGTAAGTGACTGAGTGTAAAGAATATAAATGTTATCAAGATTAACACCAGCCGCTTCCATTCTGTCTAAGTAACTATCAAGTCCACCTGACTCAGCGTCAATGTATAAAACTCTAAATGGAGTGCCATCTTCTCTTTTGAAAAATGCAATCTGTGATGCTAATGTTGTCTTGCCTGTGAAAGTATCTCCGTAAATAATCATGTTAAGTTTTGTTTTTGCCTGTTTTGCTTTTCTTCCTTTTGCCATTTAATTATGCTCCTTATATATAAATTGATTTATTATATTTCTCAAATGTTGGGAGGAAATTTAATTCCTCCCAGTGGTCAATTACCACTCTTCATCCTCTTCGTCAGCTTCTCCGAGACTACTATCTCCCCATCCGCTATCGTCAGAATCGCTACCATAGCTTTCCTCGGCTTTATTAGCGTTTCTAATCTTCTGCATTGCTTCTTCGATAGCTTCCTTAGAGTACAGGTCTTTTTCAATGGTAGTCGGGTCAGCACCAGTCACAATGTACTCACGTTTAACAGGGGTAGAAACTTTCTCCATTTCGTCCTCTTCTCCCCATCCATCATCTACAGCAACTTCTTCTACCTGAACGGAAGCCTGTACATGACCGGATACTTTAAGTGCCCAATATGGTTTCACTTTCTTCCTAAACGTCATTGCAAGTTTTTTCTGCTTCTCATCAACAGGGTCAAGAATAAACTCAACGTCCTCAATATTGGAATAAGTTACAACCTTTCCGGAGATAACATATCTTCCTGTTTCTTTATCGTCTTCAACTTCTTTCTCAATTCCCATAAAGACAATTACCTGGTTGAAGTTGTTCTGAGCTTTAAATTTTTCATTATCAAATTCACATGGGGCACAAAGAGAAATCTGAGATGGTTCCATAGATTTGTATCGTTTGATGTTACCTTTATCATCACGATTGCTGCGGTAAGAAATGCTACCTTTTACAAAAACGCTTTCTCCGTCTTTAAGATTATTACGAATCTCGGCACAAGCATCATAATCGGTAAGTACTTTTTTATCATTTACCTGTTCACCTTTTTCATTGGTTACTTTAGTAAGTCCAAGATTTTTACCAATAAGTCTAAATCCTTCATTCTTCGGATCTTCCGCAAATTTAAATCTGTTTGCCCAGGATACCGGCTGTGATGTTCCTTTTTTACCTTTTTCTTCTGGCTTTTTATAGAAGTAAACTTTCTCCTGCTCAATTCCAGTAAATCCGATATATAAATCTCGACCTTCATCATATTCAAGACCGAAGTTTACGATTCGCATTTCCTTACCAGTTCGTGTCTGCTTTTCAGTGTAGAAATTATCTTTCTTAGTTCCCTTAACTACACCTTTGATCATAAAATTACCTTTTGTTTCTGGGAGATTAAATAATCTCTGTTTTTTAGTATTGTTCTCCAATTTAAGAACCTCCTTTGAAATATATATAAATTTTTTAATTGTAACCTGTATCTAAACCTAGTAAGTCACTAGGATAATAAAAGGGAAATTTATAAGATAAACAGCCCAGTGGCTGAAAATCGAACCATATAAAATTGAATTTTTATTTTGGAAATGTTGGTGAAGAAAATCACCAATTAGAAATTAATTATCAAAATGATCGTAATACCTATAAAGACTTTTTACATCGTCAAGATTATCTTCTGATCCGTCATAAAAAACATATGAGTCCTGTAGATATCCACCAAGAACTTCTTCAATGTATGTCCTTACTATTCTCAAAGTTTTACCAGAATAATAACTGTCATCTACGAAAATAAATGGCTGATTCTTATAAGAATCCAATTTCCAATTAGAATATTGAATTGGCAAACCCTTTCTCAAACTGCCATTAATATACTCAACACTGCAGTTGCTTAAAAACCATTTATATTTCAATCTCAATGCTGCAATCTTTTCTCCAATTTCACCTGATATGATGATATTTTTTACACTTGATTGTGAGATATGTGTTAGATATGATATTAGAAAATCTTCATCGTTTTTGATTAAATCATCTAGTTCATTGAAATATTCTTCTCCACCGCCATGAGAATCAATACACTTTTTTGTAATTTGACTCATTCGGTGTTTCATTTCATTTAGTGTTAACCGTTTCATAACTTATACTTCCTCGTTTTTGTTTAGTTTTTACTTATTTCTAAGCAAGTACACAGGATAGGATTCGAACCTACATTCTAATATCCTGCCATTTAGACGACCTGTGCTACCGATTATATAAAATGAAAGAAATTTTAATTGAGACACTGTAATTCTTATTAATACCCTATAGGTGATTCGATATAATTAATGCTCCAAGAGCGCAATACATATAAATCACAGTACCTCAAATACGGATGATGGGACTCGAACCCACAAGGTTGTTAACCGCTGGAACCTAAATCCAGTCTGTTTTCCTATTTCAGCACATCCGCTTATTTGGCAAGAACCTGTATAACTTGCCAGCAATCCTTGTACTCTCACTTATACAAACAAGGTGGCGTGAGCGAATTGCTTCTTAGGAGAAGATCCTTGTTATATTCTTCTTCTCAGATTTTTATGTAGGCGACCATCGCAGAAACCTACTGCCTTATCTCTGCTACTCAACAGATCTCGTATATCTCTTACGCTTAATCTGGTTTCCGCAGATTACGGACTGTCGTAGAATTCACACAGGATTCACATTGAGATATTTTTGACGAAGGTTTTTTCATGTTATTTAATTGTATTTTGTATTTTTATGCGCTTTTGATATGCTTATAAACCCTGTCCGATTAACGCGACCTACAACTTATCATATCTCTACCATACCCTTAAATATGGTTTTCAAGTTTTAGACTACTTGGTAGTATAAGGATTCCCTGTATTTCGTCTTCTGCATGGAAATAGGGAGTGTGGAGTTCGAATCCACGTTGTTGACCTTGCTAGGGCTTACAGCTTATAAGGCTGTGGCTCTCACCTACTGAGCTAACTCCCCAAATTTTGATAGAGCAAACCCTGAAATCTCTATCTCTCATTTATTTTAAGACTAATGAGTTTGTCCCACATATCAAGCACTTAACGCGGCTACATTAAGCTGTGGCAAACCATTTGTACATCGAAATACTAACCATAACGTATTCGATCATAAGGATTAAAAGTCTGTGTTTTTCTATTCAGTTTATTAAGGTCGTATGAAAATACATCTAAAAACAGTAGACCTAGCTGAGCTGGCAGGATTCGAACCTGCGTATACAAAGGTCAAAGCTTTGTGTGTTTACCGCTTCACCACAACCCAAAAACAATCTCATATCTTCGGCACCTACTCATCTTACTTTACGCCTAGACTTTCTTCGAGAGATCTGCGTAGCCATCTTCACATCCACACCTCAGATGATATGTATCTACAATAGTTACTTCCAATATGAAATTATTTCTCTTTCAAATTCCTTCTATTAAGTCTATATGGTAACAACATAGTGTAATCTACATTAGAAGTTCATCAAAAGAATTTTATTATATCCATATACATAAAATATATAATGCTCCTTAATTACAATTCCCACATTTAACGTATGTGTAGAGCTATAACGCCATTTGAATATCTGATAAGCATCAGCACTTTGGAGGGATATATCGTTTCACCACATCCACAGGTTAACCACGCCTTATTCAAAATGGATAGCATAAGAGTCCATCAGCCATAGGAGCAGACTCCACGGAGTTCCATAACGATGACTTTTGGATTTATTATGTCAATGATTGTTTTGCACCGCCTATATTCGTAACTATGCTATTCAATTTATATTCTAATAGGAAGAAACTCTTCCAGAAGAACATATGGGATTTGCACCCATGACGGTCACAACCTATGTGGTTGCCGCTCTCCTCCTGAGCTAATGTTCTTTCCAAAAACAAAGATTTAATAAATATTACAACTGAGCTAATGTTCTTTCCAAAAACAAAGATTTAATAAATATTACAAACATTTTTGAGATCTCAATCTTCTTATAAGGCTTACGCCGATCCCACTCGACCCTGGAACTTCTGAAGATTTTTATGAACTCTGCTTCATTCATAAAAGTTTAGCCATTGAAGAATACCTCTAGCAGTTTCGGTTTCTTACGCATAGCTTCAAGATTTCAGAACTACTGCGCTCTGTAGGTGGTGGATCATACACGATATTGTGTAGTCAAACGGTACGGCAACTCGATGTTGAGAAGCGTTTTCTGTGACACCACATATCTGAAATCTCTAACAGGACATCTGGGAGTCGAACCCAGTACAGACTGCTCAAAGTCTCTTCACCATCGAAGTCATGTCCCACCTCAACACTTTAGGAGGTATAAGAAATAAGAAATCTATTTGGGTAGCTAACCCAAATCCTGGATGCGGATTCGAACCGGCAAATACATGAGTTTCATGTGTTATAACCATTTAACTATCCAGGACGTTCCAACTGCGGCTTTGTTAGAACTAAGAAACAAGGTTTTAATAACCGCATTGATTTATTTATAAGATGAACTTCACCACTTATCAGCCTTGTACAAACCACAGAGCCGATATAATCATGCTACAAAACTTTTTCAAGGTTTTTATCAAACTTTGGAACTTATCAACTTTACTACGTGAACTTTATATCAAAAATAAGCTTTGAATTTTGAGCTTTAAGGTTTGAACTTTCTATCTTTAAACTTTACAGTCATCCAAAATAAGTATTATATAATCTACCAATTATAGATTTTGTAATGTTTTTCAGATTATCACTCTGACCTTTTACATTAATTTTTGAGGCCAGCTTGTTTAATTTTTTACTTTACTCTATGCTGACTGAAAGACTAAAGGATTATAGTTCAGTGATTTTCGATAAGCAATGAAGGAAATCTTTTATACAACTGTTCGTATAACAATGGCTATTTAGCTATTATATGGGTCAAAAATCGCTTGTATAATTTTCAACCAATAATTCACTGACCATTTATTAATACTCAATTGTAACTGTTGTTAGTGCGTTACTTGTGCTTAAAACAGAGTCTACTTCTGCTTCAAATGAGGAAATTTCGTCAGATAAAACACGGATTTTATTTTGTACATTAATCGGATCAACTAACTCCCATGTGTTAAGATCAACGTACTGTTGTTTTGCTTTTGCCACCTCATCGGTAGAAGTTTTACCCTCTTTCTGTCCAAAAAGACCAGTTACATAATTTTCTGACTTACTTTCAAGAGTCTCATTCTCTTTGTTTGTTTTTGCCTGTGCCTGAGAAAGCTGTTGCTGCATTCTGTCAAGCATATGTCTCTTGAACATCATACTGTTATTTTTCATGTTGATTGCTTCTGCTACAGTACGTTCTTCTTCGTTTTCTCCAATTTTAATCTTAACTTTTGTTACTGCATTTGAAAGCATTACTGCTCTCTGCAAAGCTTCAAGTCTACTCATAAGATCTACATCTTTGTCGTAACATCCTGTAATAATCTTCTCATATTCATCAACATCCATTCCGGAAATTTTTGACTGAGAATTTTTCTTACAAGATACAAAAACTGAATTGAAAATCTCACTCTGGATTCTGTCTCTAAGGATTTTGATTTCTGCTAATGCTTTATGTACTGTCATAGTTTCTTTTGTCATAATACTCTTCTCCTTTAAATTGAATTTTATTCTTTAAATTTTTAACTTTGAAATACTCATTTCTGAGTTAACGGCACCTGTTGGAATCGAACCAACATCTGATGATCCAAGGTCATCCGTGATAACCATTACACTAAGATGCTTTATATTGACGGTTGCTACACCGCCAAATATAGTCTTTGTCAGACAAATTTTTATTCATTCAGATTCGCTACTTTCTGAACCGTTCTCTTATGAACTGCTGCTTCAGTTACCTGGCAGTATCGCCCTTGTTCCATACCAATCACTTGTATGTACTCTCTATTTTCCAAGTTAGGCTTCGCCTTACTGATTGTAAGGGTCGTAAGCTAAGTTTATCGTCATTCTTATCTGGACTCTCTATTATTTACTTCTTAATTCAAATTCATTTTATTCTGCAAAATCGCAAACCTTAATTTTTGTAATTACTCTTCTCCCCATTCTGTCAAGCATTTCAATAGCAGGTCTGCATACAAGTCCTTCCATATTAGCTGTTCCAATATGAGATTTGGGTTTGGTCTTTACAAAATCAATTGCTTCTTGAAGTGTACCGGTAAGAACAATATCAACTATATCAATTCCAAAACTCTTTGCAATATCTTCTACAGCATCACGTTTTAGCCATAAGTTTTGATCTGAAAGATACACATCAAAAAGAATGAATGATACGTCATCTCTATAAAGTCCACCACCCTTTTGAATTTTAGGACCATATCCTTCACCAAACAGGATTACATTCATTTCACCAAACTTCTGCTCAAACATTTCTTCATTAATGATACCGCCAAATAGTTCATTTAGTTTGTTTACCAATGGAGCAGGAATTTGTGCTCTTTCTGTACGTCCCTGGAACGAAACTTTATGTCCATCCCAAACAACACCAATGTTTGTGCCATCAATTTTTTCTGAACAAAGCCATTTATTATCTTTTAAATATTCAACAGTTTCATTTCTGAACTTACAATCAATAAGCTTCTTTGTGCCATCGTTATCTCTTTCAAACGGTGTATCAATTTTTATATAAGGAATCATTTATTATTACCTCTCTGTTTATTACTTCCAATTCTTTGAGCTTTTTGTTTCAGTTTTTCATTAATCTCTTTCATCTGCAGCGTAATGATTTTGTTCTGCAAGTAAGCAGGATTAATTGGGAACTGTTCGTTTTTAAGAATTACTTTTGAATCTACTTCAAATTTATTACACATTTTTACTGCTTCATCGTAATCAAAATTCTTCATCTCAATTTTAATATCAAATCGTCCATCTCTAATAAGAGCAGGATCTAGTCTATCAATATAATTTGTTGTTGCTAAGAAAATTGTTCTCTTACATGAATTAATTCCATCTAAGAGCTGTAGCAATGCTTGAAAATTTTCTCTATCTGCAGAGGTAACACTATTATCACGTTTACTTACCAGAACATCGATATCTTCTAACACTACAACAGAATCTTCCAATTCATCCCAGAATTCATTTTTTGTAATTAATTTTGATAAATCAGATAATTTTAATTTAATAAGATCTAAATTATATTTCGTGGCTAAAACTTTGGCAAAAGTTGTTTTCCCAGTACCTGGATCACCGTATAATAAAATTCCAAGTTTGTGATTAATACCATGATCAACAAAATAATTTTCTGAATCAATCCATGTCTTAACATAGTCAAATATTTCTCGTTTCTCTGGAAAAATAATTGCAGATTCATCAATACCATCAATTGAGTCTTTTTCGATAGAAAAATCATTTTTATCCAATATAATAAGATTACGTGTTTCTATAAATTTGCTTCTATATTTCTCTATAAACCTTTTGAAAAACTCTGCATGTTTTTTTCTGTGTTTCCCATAAAAGAAAATATTGGAACTTGTCATCTTTACGAAACTACCAGTATTTTTTATATAAACAATTATCGTTCCGTCTTTACAAATAAACCTAATTTTTTTATTTTCTGGTAAGAGTTTATGTAATTCTCCATTTATACTATAGTAATTAGTTGGATTACACTCATTTACATACTTTTCATACAGTAATGGATTAAGACGTTCAAGATAATAACAAAAATTATTAATCTCTTCTAAATTTACTGCACAAAATCCAATGCATAATTTTTCCTGCAGTTTGTCAATTTTACTTATTATTATTTCTTCACATTTGTTAAAAATAATATTATTGATGTTTATTTGCATCGCATTTTTTACACCAATTTCTTTTGTTAGTCCAATTGTATCTCTAAAATTATAAAATAATGTTTTGGTATAGATTGGTTTTGTATATTCCATTTTTAACCTCGATTTTATTTTATTTACTAAACACCCTCTTGAATACCATGTAGTTCGTACCGCCAGGAATCGCAAATATAATATTCTCAAAAGTATCGGTATAATATTCTTCTAATTCTTTTTTGAAACTATTCGCAACAAATTCTGCATCATTACCAAATACACCACATCCCCATGCGCCAAGAATTAATGTATTAATTTCCTCTTCTTGTGCAATATCAAGCATAAAATGTATACGATCAACCATTACAGAATTACAATCGAAATCAGATTTTCCACAATATTTTTGAGCTGCAGTTTTGTTTGGTGCTGCACAAGTAATAACATCTACATAAATTTCTTCATTATCTCTTATGAATAAAACATCAGGACTATATAATGCACGATTTGTATATAATGCGAAGTTCTTTGTTAATCTATTGAATTCATAATAATCTTCATCAAATTCAGATAACACATTATATAGGAAAGAACTGTGACAAAGCATCTCTTCCTGTGCAGACGAACCTTCTAAAAATTTGCCACCTGGATTTTTATAGTCTGCGAAATTGAGGACTGCTGTTTTACCTGTGTTTTCATAAGAAAATATTGCCTGTACACTATCCATGTCTTCTACAGTAATTTTCTGATTAAAATCCGGTTTACTATCGCATTCTTTCTTACAATAGAATCCTTGGTCGTATATTTTTGTATTGTGTACACACTCTGTAATTTCCAAGTTATATAACTCTTCCATTTTGTTTGTGTGGGCATTCGCCTTTTTCTTTAACTCATTTTTCCTATTCCAATAACCCATTACCAAATCCTCACAATCTGGCGATATAGTAAAATTTCTTTGTCATTTATCTGCTTGTCACCATGCAAGTGCCCGAAGAACCACTTCTTGAACTCACATTTATATAAAATATGCATTTAACTCGTCTGTCTTAAAAGCTCCATGGCTATACAAAGCTTTTGTACTTGAGGTACAGTCATGTGTAATTATATAGTGAAGCCTCACACGACTTAAGTCGCGTGCTTCCTAATGCTGTATATTTGATATACAGTTTCCCTTTAGGGGAATCGGATTGCCTTTCCATAGATACAGTCTAAACTCAGTTACTAACTAGCATTACGCTGCTAGTGCCGCATTCAGACTAATGAGTGTGGATAAGGTACAGGTGCTTCTCTTAGAGCATCGAGGAACTTTTGCCTCAATGTCCAACCTTAGACTCTCATCTAAGGATTTTAATATTTCTCTGATGAAATACCTGGCTCCTATATTATAGGATGCAGATAAATCGCAGTTGTATATTTTACCGTTAGTAAATTTACAGACGCTATAAGTTGCAAGATCTGCGTCTTTACCTCGTAAAACCATGCCACTATCGTCATAAGCAAACTTGCTTGTACCCCAGGCGCAAATTCTTCTAATTCGCATACCTAAGCGGTGAACCTTGTTTGTAACAATAGCTTGTACTTCCTGACTACGCCACATATGCAGCTTTTGCTTTTTGGACCCACGAAGTTTGCCGTTGCGGTCTAGGTATTCAAAGACGATAATATCTACATTATAAAGAACAGCTATATATGTGATAAATTGTGCTGTTTTAACAGAAATATCGTGGTTGATGCCTTTTGTTCTTGACCATAAACGAGGGGTTTTACAGTTATGATGTTGTTGTGCCTTTTTAATACGATTAATACTATGTATCAGATGGTCTATTTCTTTATTGAGGTGACAGAAATGTCTCCCAAGAATAGTGCCATCGGATCTCATTACACTAATCGTAGCTGCGGTATTGATACCAAGATCCACAGCAAGTATGGTTTGTTTATCAACATCTGTATCGCAAAGTTTAGCTTTCTCCTCAAACGGAAAATCCAAAAACCACTCTTTCCCACGTTTTTGAAGTGTTGGAGCGCATTGCTTTCTCGTTGAACAATGGCGATTGATATAGTCTATATCTGACTTTCTAAGGTTAACGGTGATCCAATCCCAGGTGTTGCGGATATGAACCTTGATTTGCGCTTGGTAAGTCCCTGTTTGCTCGTACATATTTGTACGATACATAGATGGGTAGATATATCCAGCTTTTGGAACCGAAGGAGCTTCCCCCTGCGGATTAGCTTTCCAGCTTGCAAAGTTGCTTTTATAAGATGATACCTTACCAATTGCTTCACTGATAGCTCCTCGGCGTAAATAACATGGAAACTTGTAAAAATGGACATCGAAATCATAAGCCACATTTGGATTGTCTTTCGTCTTATGAATCAGTGTCTCTACGAATCGTTGTTTTTCAAGTGGTTTTTCGTATGAGGTGATATTGTCCCAGTCTTCAATACAAACATGTATCAGGTAATCTACTGCAGCACGATATACAGAAATAGTATCTTTAAAGATATGATTATAATGCTTAATTTTAACTTTGTAAGTAGAATATATCGTCATACAGCAGACCTCCTTTCTACGTTGATACATATAATTGTCAGATTATGAGTAATAACTAATTTCCATACACAGTCTATCTAATGGACTCATCAACGAAAACTTTTTTAAAGTGAGAGAAGCGGCTAACTCATGACTAAAGTCATGAATGTGCGCCTCTAAAATCATTAATATTAAAAACTTGACCTCTCATTAGATGAAGTACATGTGGTCTAATTTCATGTACCAGTCCACCATTCCATTCTTTTACAGGATAGTCTGCCAGTCTAGGATGACAATCGTGATTACCATCAACAAAAAGAGTTGTAAACTTTTTATTTTCAAGCCACTTAAGCCAATACTTCTCTGAAGGTGTTTCGGCTAAATAGTTCCAAACCAATCCAAAGTCGCCACAAATAATTACATAATTTTCATTTTGATCGGTAAAAGTTTTCTGCTCTGGAAAGTTATCCATACTAAATCTTGTTACATCACCATGCGTATCACCTGTTATGTAAATCACTGTTTTTCTCCAATTAATTCTTTATATTTTTCAATATCTACAACAGCATATTCACCGACTTCATATTCAAAATCATTTGTACAATTTGCTAATTTATGTACATCGTTAAACTGAGTGCAGCGTTTTTCGCACATATATCGGTTTTTATAAAATGAGCCACCTTTACATTTTGTTGCTCTAACAATTTCTTTAGTTTTTTTATCTCTTAATGCGTATAAAACCTCATAATCCTTATTTTTACTCATAAGCTCCATCCTTTTACCATTTTCTCCAACCACCGGCTCCATCAGATACAATATCGCATCCGCAAATTTTACATTTCTTCCGAACACCTTTTGAAAAATGATGATATACTCCACTTGGCTTATGCCAACCTAAAATGTCATGACATAATCTTTTTAATGGAGCAAATGGTGTAAACATCCAGATCATTGCCAATATCCATGTAAATAAGCAAATCGGAAATACTACACATAAAATCAACATAATAAATGTTTTAATTATAATCATATTTTCTCCATTTCTCTGGTCCACCAGTTAAGGCAGACCAGATTATTATGTATTACCAAACTTCATAAATTTTCTCTAAAACATCTTTAAACGATTCGGCTTTATCAATGTAAATACCACATTCGCATAAGATATTAATAGACTCATTTACACTATCAGCCTCGGTTAAAGCGTAAATAATATTATTGTGTAATTCCTTTTTATCCATTTTATTTTGTCCAATCGCCAGTAAATATCTTTGGTTTCTCTGTTTTAATTTTCTTAATAGCTCTTCCAAAAGCAATCTCTTTTTTACCAGGTTTCATTCCAGGCTGTGCAAGGACAACCACATTTTCAGTAACCTTTGTCCATTTACCATCTTCACCTTTCACCTTGTAAGTTTTCTCTGTTTCCTCATAAACTTTGTTCCATGCATTTTTCTTTGTCATGATTTATCTCCTTTTTATAAATTTTTAAATTCTTTTTCCAATTCAGCAATTGTAGCATTCACCCAATTCACCCATTTATCATATGTTCTAATTGATACACACTTACTAATTGATGACTGTTTTAAAATTTGTATATCTTTTTTAATCTGCTCGGCAATTTTAAATGTATCTTCTGTCATAACTAATCCTTTATAAAATAGTCGTTTTATAACAAATAGCACAATGAATAAAAAAATTTTTACATAAGAATCTTTGCCAACTCCTGAAGCTCAAGTTCAGTGCGTTTATCATCAGATAACATTCTGTTCAATGTTGCTTCTGTCTCTTTTAATTTTTTCTCTTTTTCAGCTCTAGTTAATACGGAAATCTGCGTATCAATATCATGCATCCATTTATCAATTGAGTACCCTGAAATAACCACTTCATCAATCCCAATTTTAAGATCAGCTGCAGCCATAGCATAAGTATGTAATTTTACTTTTAGTAACTTAAGCTGCTCAACGCTCATTACACGTAAGTTTAAATTGTCTACATCCTGTCTAAGCACTGTTGATGTCTCAGCCTGTAATGTTCTCGGCAATTTCGCAAGCTCTGCTTTCTGCTCTTCCACTTTTTTCTTAAGCTGTAAAATCATTTCATCATTTTTTGTTGACATAATTTTTATCCTTTCTACTACAATATATTTATGGTTAATATCCCTTACATCCAGTAAGGAATTATCCATCTTGTTGCTTAAGCTGTTAGAATGTAGGTAGCAATTGGATATCGTTTCCTTTCTTGGACTTCGCGTCCGTTAAAAAGACTGATAACCAGCTCCTCATTCGCAGCGTTCGTTTTATGCAGGTTGAATCGCCATAGGTGCATTCGTGTCACACCACAGTAGATTGAATAGGCAATGAGTAAAACTGGTACTTATCCATTGCAATAATCTTAAG